AGGCAAACGCCCAACTTCTTGATTTTCAATCAAAGTCCAATTTAGAGCGAGTTATCGGTTATTACATTCATATAACACAGCAGATGGCAGACCTTGCTGTTCGTAAAGTCTTTGATGCCGTAGCGAGCGATAAAACACTTGAAGAATTGCAAGTTGAGGCTTTATCAACAGCTCACGACAAAGATGTAGGAATGGAATAATAATGAGGTGGAGGTGTTTTGGCTGCTTTCTCCACCTTATTATATTACTTAAACTTGATGACAAAATAGTCCTTGTCAAGAAATTCGTCCGGGCATAAGCCACGTTGAGGCTTGCCGATAGCTATGGAATCTATCTTAAATTGTAGATGCGGTCGCTTCGCTCCATAACCATTCACAAAACGAACATGGGTGTATTGGGATTTGAAATTATTGCCAAGTGTTACATTGACGTATTTCCCATTTCTTGAGTACAAATACGAAAATCCGCCAGTAGACTTGTCGCACAAGCGCTTTAACCAATATGGCTTTATCTCCCGATACTCCTCACGCTTTTCTCCTGATGCTATAAGGTCAAACCACTTTTTACTTACAGCAAGACACAAGACTTTTCTCATACATCTTCCTCCTTTTTGTCAGAATAATCGGCCTTGAATACAGATATTCTTCCAATATATTCTTTTCTACCCCGGAGGTCTTTGAGTGTCAGGCCTTTTGAAACTTTAATATGCTTACACATATATAGTGAAACTCTAAGGTTTTTGACATCGACAGTTTTTGAACGATGGTCTGTAATTTCGATGCAGCGCATTATTCGCTTATAATCTTTATCCATCCTTATTTCGAGTTTTGTATGTCTATTAGTCTTTCAAAGTACGACTTACAGAAATGCACTTTACTACGTCGTCCATCCGAAAGGATGGTGACATCTATCTTTGAAGTGTTTGTCGTCTTATCATATCCGATTCGTACAGAAACGGAGTCATAACATCTAATAACAGGAAGCGTAAGGAAATCACGCTTTAGCTGTTTCTTCATTTTACGAATACTCATAACTTTTTATGTATTGATTTCTACCATTAGAGGATTTATCATCGAGCACTGCAATTCTTTCGCCTTAAAGTTATATATCGGCTTGATGCGCTTCACTACATTCACGGTATCGCCTATAAGCTCCTCAATCTCCTCTGCTGACTTATACGCCATTGGAGCTTCGTCAATAGTGGCCTCACATACCGATGTGGAGTAGATGTCGTGCATCTGCTGACGGTATTCTTCCATGCTGAGTTGCTTCTTTGCTGCCGAGCGCGACATCAGGCGACCTGCACCGTGCGGTGCCGACTGAAGCCAGTCGTCGTTGCCCTTGCCAGTACACAACAGCGAACCGTCGCGCATGTTCAGAGGGATAATCAACGGCTCGCCCTTCTTTGCGCTCACAGCTCCCTTGCGGATTATGCCGCCGAAGGTGTCGATGTAGTTGTGCACGGTAGTGAACGAGTCGCCCGACACCTTTATTCCGAGACCTTTGACGATGGTTTGCGCCATAAGTTGGCGGTTCAAGTCGGCATATTGCTGGCAAATGCGCATAGAATGGAAGTAGTCAATAAGCAAAGGTCCGCTGAGATACGCCAAGTCCTTTGGAATGGACTTCAGTTGGCGCAACGTGTCGTTTATCTCATTCTGTCTGCCAAAAGCTTTTAGCTCGAAGATTATGCGCTCGCGCTCCGCGCTGTTGTCGAATTGCTTTGTCGCCAACATCTGAAAGAAGTTGCATATCTTCACGCCCAGATTCCGGCTACCCGAATGTATCACGAGATACTTGTGTCCTTCGTCATCCACGTCAACCTCGATAAAGTGGTTGCCACCGCCAAGAGTGCCGAGCGAACGCATGACATAATCGAGATTGAAGCATTGTATCCATGGAGAAAACCTCTTCGTGATTTCGCGGTGCATACGACCAACCATATCCGAAGCCAAAGGGCGTTCATGCACATTGAATCCGCTTGGAATGTTGTCGTTGATGATACGGTCGAGCAGGGCCATGTCGATATTGGCAAAGCCTAAATCCACAACGTGCATACCGCAACCGATGTCAACGCCCACGGTGTTGGGCACCACCTTTCCACGGGTCTCAATCACAGTACCGATAGTACATCCTTTGCCGGCATGACAGTCGGGCATGATGCGTATCTTACAGTCGCGGTAAGCCTCACTGTCTGCCATCTTCTGTATCTGCTTCTTGGCGTCTGGCTCAATAGTACGAGCAAAAATCTTAATATCTTTCATACGTTTATCTTATTATGTCTTATGTCGCTATTATGGTAGCGACTTTTTTATCCATTCAATCAATGTTTCCGCATTGTTATCACCATCTTTTGCCATTAGATCTATAGCTTCCACATTTTCTTGCGTAAACCAAACATTTGGCATCCAACGAAATGTTGGTGAATATTGAACACCACAATCGGACACATCAAGTTCCATTCCTGTTGTTGATTCTGCAATCACTTCAATAAGCATTGCGAGTAAATCTTCCTTTTTCCATTCCATTGTTGCGAATATTAAAATGTGATTCGATATTTCATTCCTTCGCCATATCAAAGACTTTAGTTGGAATAAACTCTCTACTTACTACCGTTAACGTGTTGAGCGCAATTAATCCGTTAATTGTATATTTGCACCCATTCTTACCACTGTGGTCATCGCTACCAGTATAGCGACCGATACAACATTGGTAGGCAAGATTTGGATCTTGGCCAACAGCCTTAAAATCTGCCATCGATTGCACATGACCACAGGACGGACAGACAAATTTCCAATCATCCGAATTGGGACCGAAGCGTTCTCTTAGTTCTTGTAGCCAGTCTTCAACCTTAACAACCTTGTGGCTTCCTTTGAGAGACGGCTGGTTGCACTCTTGGTAATAGTTCATATACCAATAATTACGACGTGTCTCCCATGCGTCGAGCACTTCGTCACGAGTAACACCGAGCATTTTGGCGTATTGGTCTGCCCTATCAAGGGCCCACTTGAATTTGTCACAATACTTGTGGTTGCATTTAGAGATTCTTACGCAACGTTTCTTTATTCCACACTCGATTAATTTAGGATCGGTCTCGTCTTCATGACGATATAACTCTTGATTACAACCATCAGGATTGAAACAACCCTGCCCGTTAGCACAATCTTCCTTGACCGCAGCTATCAATTTATCAATTCCTTTCATAGTCTATTCTGATTTGATTTTTTGAACGTCATTCTTTGTTCTTTCGTAAAGCGATACGGCATTGTAGATAAGCTCTCGGAAATTCTCGTCTGTCTTCATTTCAAGAGCAAGACAAGCGACTGGATTATTACCGGAAATAGTACCTCTTGTATAGCTTTGCGCTTTATCCATTAGTACGACAATGGATGAGCGTCCATCATTAGCTTTGGTCCACTTCCTTATTTCCTCTACAGCTTTATTAGCAGGACATTTGTCAAGCTTCAACTGCATATACTCCTTATATGTCATTGTTTGCCTCCTTTGCTTTTTGTGCTCTTCGTTCCACTTAATTGCAAAATCTCTCATACTTTTGAAAATGCCCATCAAGATAAGTGCACATATAGGTTCTGATGTAGACGGATCAACTATTTCAACGTGATTGTTGTCGTCTGACACTTTGATTTTTATTGTAAGAGTTGTTTCTTTCATCATTTACCTCCCTTCTCACAAGATAGTTCAGTATTAAGCAAGTACTCATTACCTGAGTAAGGTACGCACTGGTGGTAACTGTCATTAAAGCCGACATATAGTAATTTGTCTTTACCCAAACAGTCAGAGATATGTGAGAAGAAATCAGCTCTCCATTTGTCGTCGTCGCCTGCTCTGCCAAGAATTTTGTCGAATGGGTTAAAGTTAAGTTCTGCAGGAATATCCTCCAAGCAAAGTTTGTCAGCATTCCATTTCTTTCCATTTCTTTCAAGATTGGAAAGTAATTTGGCTTTCTCCAAGTCAGTTGCTAAACGGCTTGTTTTTTGCGCGTCGGCATAAGTATCTTCGAAATCTAACATTCCTTTTTCAAAGAAATAAACCGCATGCGACTTATAGCATTTCTCGCAGCCACTCTTAAAAATGCCTACCCAAGAACAGCGCTTAGTCACTTTGCCGTCAGCATCGGTTTCTGTCCATTCGGAATACACAAAGTCTCCGTTCTTAAACATAGACTTTTCTTCGACCTCCAATGTGTCAGGATTGAACTTGCCATTGAACTCTTTTTCCAAATTAGCTATGAAACGTGCCCTTCCTCCATCGTTCTCCTTTCTGAAATCGGCGGTGTTATAAATGACATCCTCATTATAGCTGGAATCTTGCGCCTCATAGGAGTATACTGTGTTGAACTTGGTGAAAGAATCATTCTCCCATCCGTCAAAGATGGCTGTAATACCACCACCAACATTTATAACAACATCGCCACGTTTCCAGCAATACTTCTCCCAATCACGCATTTCTTTGTTTGGGAATAATAAACACTCTCCACGATCGGCCCATTCTCCATAGTTTTTGAGGTGTCCGTCAGACATGAATACAAAGTTCTTTTCGATCTTCACGCCTGGCTGTTTACAGAACACGCCATTTAGCGATACATTATGCAGTAACAAATCACCACATATCGGAGAGTAAAGCCTTGTGCCTTCCTCTTTCTCACTGAGGATGTCGAATAAATCTAATTCCATAATTATTGTTTTTTAAAGAAATAGTAGAGGGGAAAGGAATCGAACCTCTCACGAATCCATGCAGCACTCGGTACCATCTGGCTGCCGCATCGCCCTCTGTCCTGTGTCGCTCACGCCTTGACACTTGCGGCTGTATTTTTCGACATTCCAGCTCTGTCTATTCGGTGATAAGGGATGTCCGACGACCCAAAGGATTTAGGCTTAACCTTCTTGCCTATCGGTGTGGGTTTTCCGACATCCCGATTTTATGGCGTTTTCTCGCCGATTTCCGTTTTCAGTCGCTTTTATTAACGTCGGGTGGCTCAAAAGGAACTTCTAACCAAAAATCAGTACCGACCTGCAGTGTGGATGATGTCGGTTCAACCGCAGCCTCTAAGGACGCATCATCCTGGCGTTATCCTAAACATCTTCTCGCCTTACCTATTTTATATATATGTTTGCCTATGCTACACCAACAAACTTCTGTAACTTGAACACTACTGTTGAAAGTGTGGTTGAAAGGTATGGGTATTCTTCGACATCTTTGACTTTAACACCTACGCTCTCGCAAAAGTTCTTCTGACGAAGAGTGAGAACTTCTGAAGCAGGCTTCTGTAGAGCTTTGTAGTTATAGCGGTGAAGGATGATGATGTCCCAAGCCTTGTCCTTCAGAGCAGCCAAACGCTGACGTTCTTTCTCTTCCGCAATAGCTCGGTTTACACGCTCACTATTCATTCTGACCCACATCTTGCAGAACTCGTCCTTGTCAAGGTCTGAATTGTTGTAAACCTCGTTGATTGATTCGTACTCCTTATAGGAAACCTGCACCTTTACGCGTGCTTCAAATTCTTGCTGTAACATATGCTTAGAGTTTTAAGTGATTACTTATCTTATTTGCTATTACAAAGATAGCAATAAGTTATCATATATGCAAATTATTAAGCAATTATTTTTATCAAATATGCAAGTTTTCCCCTACCTGTTAAGTCGTATAGATTGCTGTTCGAAAGTGTCTACAAACTTATGGATGATGCCCCCTTGACCCATCCTTCAGAAGAAAGAGTCAAAGGGACAAAGAGACAAAGAGTCTAAATTGCTTCACAACTCAAACAAGGACGAACCTTGTACGTGCCAGTCTTGCTGTAGTAGTAGTTGCTGATGTAACCGCTACTAACGTTCACGCTCCATGCGCCGTTCGACGAGTACTCGGTACTTGACCAGTACCAATCATCTTTTAACATTTCTCCACACACATACTCAAGGGCTTCTTGCACCTTCTTGAAGAACATCAATACGAGCAGCCATTCTCCTTGGGAAGGGATGTACTGGTTTTCGGCAAGAGGAATTTTACAGCCACGGCGCATTAGACTTTCCGTATGCTTCTTTCCGTCGAGGTCGTTGTAAGCATCAAAATAGCTCGTAATAAAAGCCTTTTTATCTTCCTCCGTGTCACTGTCGTTATTTTTCAGCAGAGGGAACTCGTTGTCGCCCTCGTCATCATCTTCCGCATCGAACTTTGCGATGCAGGTATGACGCTCTCCAAGGTGTACTGCGATGCCTATCACATCTTCCTTCTTGTTCTTGCCGTCAAACCATTCTTCGCGTCCGTCTGCATAACGAAGATACACGCCATCCTTTCGGGGATCGAGGGTGTTACTTTTGTATTCGCCACCAGTACCAGTAGCAACAGAAACGTCCTCAGCGTCACTACCGATTACAAACTCGTAAGCCTCTTTAGCTTTAGCGAGATTACACTCATTCTGCAACAGCAGAACCATTCTTAATTTTTGCTTTTCTGTCATAACTATGATAATTACTTAGTGATTTAATTCGCTTTTTACCCAAGCTGCGAACAAAGTGCAGTGGGCGCAGTCGCAACCACAATCCGGATTGCGCTCGCAAGCCTTATCTAACTCATATTCTATCATATCTTATTTGCATTATTGTTGTTAATCTCCAAATACCAGTTCATGGAACTGGAGCAACATTTCAGTGCTAATCTGAGCAGAGTAAACATAGGCGTTTACTCCCTTGCCCGCACAACGTTCATCATGCCAGCCGAAAGACACCGATTTGTTGCTCATAAACTCAATGCTCAACTGAACAACTTCTCTCCAGGCTCCATCATAATAGAAACGTGGAGCTTGTGTTTCGGTGAATTTAATCTTCATGTTCTTTGAGTTCTGAACAGCCATGTAAAGGTCGCGAACTAAAGATGTGCGGATTTCTTGAACCTTAGCCTTGTAATACGATGTATTTGCCATAATGTTTAGAATTTTAAGTGATTACTTATTTATCTTATTTGCATTACAAAGATAGTAATTTATTATCATATATGCAAGTATTTAGCAAGAAAAGTTTATCTTATTTGCAAGAAAAAAATAAAGGAGGCAGCTCCGCTGAACCACCTCCTAAGATTAGCAAATAAGAACTCCTCTAAACATCGGAGCCTTGGGGTTCTTCCTCGTCAGGAGGAAGTATGATGATTTCGCTTTCCTGGCGTCTCGAGACATAAGCGAAGATGTCGTTTCTCTCAACCAATCGGGACTTAACCTTGCGTCCCTTTGCCTTTGCGTATGCTTCAACCCACGACTTATCAATACTCCACGATATGCCAGGGTCCGGCTCGTTATCAAAGGCTCTATACACCATTATCGGGAAGTTCATTCCATCGAGAGTCTTGGCGTCCTCGGGTGTCATAAACCAGCCTTTGCAAGGTCTGTTCGATTTCATATAAGCCACGAATTCACGAGCCGTTTCCGTGCTGCCGACAGCAATCCACACGGTACGCATCACCTCCCAATAACGAGGATTTGACAAGAATTTGGCTTTCTTAAAGAAAATCTCCTTTACCTTCTCATTGTCTTTATACAAATCGTATGCCATTACTATAGCCTTTGTAATTTTCGCATCACGAGCAAGCTGCTTTTGAGGCAGTGATGGTATGCGTCTTGTAAAATCTGTGTGCGTGTTTGGCGCAAGGGGATGGTATGTCCCCAAATTCCCTTTGAATATTTCCATTGCGTTACTATTAAAACAATTCAAGCTGGACGCATTTCTTGCTTCTCATCGTCCGCTTGTATATTCCACATTTCGTTTTGTAGGCACAACCGCCTTGTTTGGCTTCAGTAAAACGCTGCTCCCAAAGAACTCTATATTCTTCTGTCCCTGGCTTTGCTTCTTCGTTCAGAAATGCCACAAGTCGCATACAGAAGAAACCGTTGTCTTTGGTTTTGTCGTCAATAAGCTCTACCAGTCCGTTTCCTTTTGGTTTCATACAGCACATTGAAAAGTGGAAGAGGTGGCATATCCCTACCTCTCCACTTGGTTATATTTTACTTTTCGTCTGCCGACTCGTCAGCACTTGGGGTTTCGGCTTTTTTAGGAGCCTTCAGTTCCTCGATTTTCTCCTTATAGTTCTGACGCATCTTGTCGTACTTGGATGACACCTTGTCTTCCAACTCCTCGACACCACTAAAACCGTCTGCAAGCAGTGCGATAAGCATTCCTGCGAGGTCGTGGGAGTAGCACACCGACTTTTCAGAGAGAGTGGCACGGATGAACTCACGCTTGATGGCGTTGCGGTTCTCTTCGATGAGCTTGGCGTTCTTCTTGAACGCATCTTCCGTATTCGCCCATTCGATGCCGAGACTCTTTTTGAACTCGTATGGAAGACGTTTCATCATGATAGCGTGGAACACCTTCTGCTCCTCCGCACTAAGCGTCGTATTCATGGTTGAGTACGATGAGGCTGCAAGCATCTTGCGCTTTTCGTCAACCAACTCGTCATGCTCCTGTTCGTCACATTTCAAGATGGAGTCCTTGAGCTTGACTATCTGCTCCTTCTTGCTAAGCGACTCCTTGGGAGTTTCGTTATCCTCGGGGGCAGAGAAAGTCCACTTGTATTCACCACTGAGCTTTCCATCAAAGCACACCTCATACACTTGCTCTACAAGTCCGTCCTCGACATTGCTGTCAAAGATTGCCTTGGCGTGATGATAGGCTCTCATTCTCTTCTCATAACACTCCGCATCGGAGAACTTAGACTTGTCGGGCTCCACCGGCATCATTACATACTGCCTGTCATCGGCATTGATAAGAGTGAGTCCTGCTGCCTTGGCTGCTTTTATCCACTCTTCGTTACCCTCGCCTTGGTACACAAGTATCAGTCCCGACTCCTTGGCGGTGCGAAGAATGAACTCCATGGTCTTCGTTGTGAAGCACTTCGAATCCATACAGCGAGGGCGATTGGCATCCTTGAACGACTCTGGCTTGTTCTTCGTGTTGAGAGGACAACCCTCGCAGTCATGACCGCAACTGAATGAGCAGTCCTTGATGTCGAACTTTGCAGTATCGAGGAACTTCATAACGTGTTCGTCAATCATAGCGTGCAGTATCTCCAATTTGAGGATTTTCTGTGTCCATCGAGCGATGCAAGCAGGAGAGAAACACTCGTCAAACAAGACCTTCTGCTGCTCTGCGGTCAGCTTGCAGATATCGAGGAGGTGGACGAGATACAGCGTTCCGTCACGCATCAGTTGAATGAACTCGGGGATGATGTTGTTGAGCTGGATGCGACCCAATACATAGCTTGACGATTTACCAAGCAACTTGGCTATCTCTGCAACTTTCATTGTTGCTCCGTTGTCCCATAACTTGGCGATGGCTGCAGCTTCCTCTATCGGATCGACATCCTTGCGCTGCAAGTTCTCAATAATCATTGCAGCAAAGGCCTGCTTGTCGTCGAGTTCCTTGATGATACACTGTATCTCTGCATCACCATTAAGGCATACAGCACGGTAACGACGCTCACCGCAGACAATCTCGTATTTTGTCTCGCTGCCTTTTGGGCGCTTACGGATGGTGATAGGCTGTACCAGTCCGTTACTCTTGATGTTCTGTGCCAACTCCGCCAATGACTCCTGGTCAAAGGTCTTGCGAGGGTTCAACTCACTCGGACAGATGTCCGAAACTTGGATGTTCTTAACTTGGATGTTCTTGCTTTGCATAATCTTATATTTTAAAATGTGAATAATCAGTAAATGTTAGTCAAGCCATGAAAGGGCGTCTTTCTTCTCCGGCTTCTTCCAACTATTGAAAACATAGTCGTTGATAAGGTTCTCATAAGAGAACACAGCGACAAAGCCCTCGTCTTCACGCTCTGAGTCTATGTTCGCTTCCTCATACACCATCGGCATTATCAAGCCTTTCATCTTTGTGCCGATGATAACCGTAGCACGTTGTGGGTCTGTGTTGAAGAATTTGATGTGCTGTGGCTTTCCGCTTGCAAGCATTACATTGCAAATGCGTATCAGCGTTCTGATGTTATAGCCGACGCCATTGATAACGACGGTATCATTCTCGTTAGCGCCATCCTGGCGTGTCTGCCATTGGCAAGCGTTTCGAAGCTGAAGAATGTCAATGTTCAGCTTAGTTCCATAGTTGTCAGCCTTAGGGAACACGCTATCCACATTTGGATATCTGCCGTCGATTATCTCGCCTGCAGGCGACATTGTTTTTCCGTCAAGCTCCGGCTTTCCTTCTTCATAGATAACGAGGACATGGCCATCAGAAGCGTAACATCTTTCACTCTCGAAATGAACTCCGTTCATAATAGGTCGGAGTTCGTCCTTGGCGCAAATGTTTGCGAACAAGGCTTGGACGATTTTCTTTTCCATTGATTATACTTGTATTAGTGAATAACTATCTGCACATATAAAGTTCACGAGCTGCAGCTTCTTCCTGCTCTTCCTCATAACAGCGGACATAGAAGTCGTAGTGGTTAATCATTTCGTTGGTGTTCTCCAACTTCACTTCCAGTTCCTCCAACTTTCGACCAGCCTTATTGAGCGCTGAAATGGTCAGCTTGCAAGGGTTTCCGTTGAACTGAAACTCACACTCGTTTACGAGTTCTGTTGCTGCTGCAACCTGCTTCTTCAGTCGGGTTGCCAAGCTCTTGAATGATGCTAAACTTTTCATAATGTTTAGAGTTTTAAGTGATACCTTTTTTATCTTATTTGCTAATGCAAAGATAATCAAAAGTTATCATATATGCAAGTATTTGACAAGAAAAGTTTATCTTATTTACAAATTTATTTCACTAAACATCAAGTAGTTAGATATAATAATCCCCACGTCCGTCTGCTGCGAGCGTGGGGATAGGAAACCTCGGAAGATTATGCTTTATTGTTATGCTGCGGGCGTGCCGCTCGATACTTTGTGAATACCCAATAAGCGAGAACCGCCATTAGGATTACGAGAGCCACGCCATAAATGATGTATGAATAGTATAAAGGCTTCTTGGACTCAGCCCTGGTGCTCTCTCGCTTGTTAGTATTTCCGTGAAATTCTTTAGCAGACTCTTCCTTGGTGGCAGAGATATTTTCGTTTCTTTTCGTGTCGTTCTCCTTCTTTTTACCGCTATGCTTGACAGTCAACGACTCGGTCTGTCGGAGAATGGGTGATTTGCCTGTGCTGTCAGCCTTGGATGTGTCATACTCGGTTGTGATAGTCCAAACGTACACATCGCTGCTGTCATGCTCCTCCGTACGGTTCAGTTCCGAAGAAACTGCATCAATGGTCGCTTGCGACGATACTGATGCAGAATCAACGGAAACATTTTCCGTTGCGCGTCGCGATGAGCCACACGCAACAAAGAGCAAGGCAGCGCTCAACAAACAAAGCATGTAAGTTATCCTGTTCATACAATCTTTTCCCTTTTAGCTCTTGCAAGATACGTCTGCCGGCTTTTCAATCCATTATATCCACCATTCACCCTCTTGGTTACTGCACGCACATCATCCTTGTCGGCAAGTGCAAGGCAGCCGCTCGTCTTGAAGAACCAGCAAGCGGTCATCACGGCGAAACGGGGTTCAGCAACCTTTTCGGGATATTTAAGAACATCAACATCCTCTTTGAGGACATCATGGATATATGTATTAAACCGGCGGTAGTTGTTCGTGCCAGTGAGCTGAATAAGACCACGACCTTTGTATTTCTGCCCATCACCGTCCGCTTCTGGAGTGTTGCCAAGTGCAATCGCAAGTCGTCCCGTATCGTAAGCCTTGCCGCTTGCAATCTCCGTGTTATATCGAAGTTCGCCACTCTCATGCGCTACTTGCGCAAGGAAATGAGCGCACCTCAGCTGAGTGTTTATACCAAACTCAGGCATGAGCTCGTTCAAGTACGGCAGATACTTGTTGATGTTCGATGATAAGGCTTTGGGCATTATCCTTTTTAATTGCTCTCCAGTCATAGTGATGTAATTTTAATGATTATACCAAGAAATCGCTTTTGATGCTATCCACGATATCGAGGTGTTCCCAAGTAAAATGAGTCTCGTCCGCTTCCCTGCCGAAATGGCCATAGGCAGCTGTCGGCTCGTATTTGACCTCCTTCAGATGCAAGTCCTTGATAATTGCGTAAGGGCGCATGTCAAAATTCTCTGCGATGTAGCCGGCAAGTTCCGCGTCTGTCAGCCCAACGTGGCAAGTTCCGTAGGTCTGTACGTTCACACTCATAGGCTCTGCAATGCCAATGGCATAAGAAAGCTGGATGAGCATTTTGTCAGCAACGCCTGCAGCAACCATATTCTTGGCAATGTAGCGAGCCATATATGCTGCGGAGCGGTCCACCTTAGATGGGTCTTTACCCGAGAAGGCTCCACCGCCATGAGCGCCATAACCACCGTAGGTATCAACAATAATCTTGCGACCAGTAAGACCCGTGTCACCGTGCGGACCACCGATAACGAATTTGCCAGTAGGATTGACAAGTACTTTTGTATTGTCATCAAAGAGAGAGACGATAGCGTCATCCGCAATAGCTTCCTTCACACGCTGTAGCAAATGATACTCCACATCGTACTGGATGCGTTCGTGCATCGCCTCGTCTGCCTCTTCCTGTGAGACTCCTAATCCAGGAACAACAAATTCGTCATGCTGTGTGCTTACCACAATCTTGTCAATGTGTACAGCTTTGCCGTTTTCGTCAAACGCTACCGTTACTTGACTCTTGGCATCGGGTCGTAAATAGTACATTGTCGAACCCGCCTGACGCTCTCGTTTCAACTCTACAAGAATGAGGTTAGCGAGATAAAGGGGCAGCGGCATATAGCTCTCCGTCTCGTTTGTTGCATAGCCAAACATCATGCCTTGGTCTCCGGCACCCTGCATCTGCTCATCAGCACGACTCACGCCACGGTTGATATCTGCACTCTGTTCGTGCAAGAGATTGATGATACCGCAGCAATTTCCGTCAAACATATAATCCGGATCATCGTAACCGATGCGCTTGATTGTTCTGCGGACCACTTCAGGAATATCAACCGAAGCAAAAGAGCGCACCTCGCCGGCCACAATAACCTGACCGGTTGTCACAAGCGTTTCGCAAGCAACTTTGGCGTTAGGGTCTTTGGCAAGATACGCATCGAGAACGGCATCAGAAATCTGGTCAGCCACTTTGTCTGGATGACCTTCAGACACCGACTCTGATGTAAAATAAATGTAATTATCGTTCATGACTATTTTGAAATTTTAGATTTGCAAAGTTCAACAACCGTTCCCCACAAAGCCTGTAGGGCATCTGTAAACTCCGTCTTGGGCTTTCCATCTATAACTGCAAGATTTTCCAAGATTGAGATTACATACTCTATAACGAAATAGATAAGCACAAACAGCCTAACTATGTCGAAGAACACAGCTCCAAGGGCATCTATCCAGGCACTCCTGGACTCGCACTCCAAAGCGAACGAGTTGGCAATAAACACCAATATCATCCAAATCGCTACCTTGATGACGCATCTGCTGAAGCGAAAACTCTCGAATTTCTTTCCAAGTGTTTTGCTTGCCTTTATACCAGTAACCGTCTCGGTAATGACGGCTACAAACATTGCAAGAACAATGATAGGACCGATACCGAGATACTTGCTTGAGAAAGCGAGGATGAGGCTTATGACAGACGTAGGCATTTGGAGATTATATTTGAATGAGGGACACAAGGAGAGCGTAAACTCCTTAATGCTCGCATAGTCGTAACTACGCAGGAATCTCGTGATGTATTGGAGGATAACGTTCATATCGCTTGATTTTTCTTCAAAGGTAGCTACAAAAACACCTTTTAGTAAAAATATAAGGAGCAACATGGTGAACAGCACGGTTCAGTCATACTACTCCTTGACCAGATAAGAAAGCTCTTTTTTTACTTGGAATCCGAACTGCCCGAGTGTCCGAAACCACCACCTCTGTCATTACACGAAAGCTCTTCCACAACCTTGAAACGAGGGTGAAGAGTGCGATAGAAAGTCAGCTGTGCAACTCGTGTACCTTCTTTAAGGATAAATCCTCGGTCATCGTCATTCTTAATGATAACACCGATATTGCCTTTATATCCAGGGTCTATCTTGCCGTTAATAACGTCGGCATTGAAGCGCATAACGCCAGTCTCCGTGAAACGCCAGGGTATGATGCCGAAAATACGCTTCCACACCTTTCGAGTACCATAGCCTTCCATACCTTTAGCGGAGAAGCCGCTTCTTCGCTCTTCTTTCGCTTCTACGCAAAGTGGCAAATTCAGTGAAACATTTGTTGGTACGATAGTTCTCGAATGAGGCTCAATGAATATACCTCTCGGTACATACAAGTCGTAACCGATAGAAGTTTTGTCGGCAGGCTTAGGATGTTTACAGACGCCCAGTTCTTTTAGCTCTATCTCCGGCATCCAGTTAAATGGATTTCGCGGACTTACTATTTGCTTTGATTTTTCCATTTTGGACTGTCTTTATATTCTTGAATAATTCGTTCCACGTTTTTCTCCATATAGGAGTCAAATTGTTCTTCGATTGATTTCACATAACGACTATGTCTGTTGCATGAGCAAACATAGCCATTGTCCCAATTTGAACGCTCCTTGCAGACTCCCTTACAGAAAGCCTTGCTTGAACTTGACACAAAAACCTTTTTCAGAGTATAGAGTGTATTACGCAGCTCTTCTTCGCGCTGCTGCTCTCTCTCTTCATAAAGTTTCTCAAGTTCCTTCATACGATGAAGCACCTTTTCACTATCCTCATGCCGCTGTTTGCGGTATGTGTCTAACCATCTGTTGGTTAGGTTTGTGAACAAACGCAAAACCATCGACTTTGTAATAAACGGAAGCCAACTTCTTTTGTTAAGCTCGTCTTTTACAAGGTCGATGTCTCTGCTGAATAAATCGCTGTCAATCTTTACCATATAAAACACTTTTTAAAAATCAGGTGTACCAAGCCGACTACTCTACAAAGTCAAGGCTTTTAAGTTCTGCCACCCCGTTGTCTTCAAGACCCTGTGTGTACTGAACAGCGGTTTCACCTTTATCAATAATAACTACAGAGCGTCTCGCAAAGAGAACCGCCACTGCCAATTTAATTCTGTTTATCATTTAAGTTTCTCGTTTTGTTTATTTATAAAATTACACACAACATAGCACACGACATCAATAACATAGAACCAGCTAACCAAAAATGACACAAACATCATCTTACGGAAAGCAACAGGTTTGTCCAGTTCGGTCCACGCCTTGCGACATCGGTACACCATAATCAACAAAGCCAATGCTCCACCGGCAAGGTAGAGCATCAGGAAGTACAATAAAAAATTTGCTATTACACTCATTTATCTCGAAATTCCATTAATTCTTTACGGTTTTCGTCATAGACGGCTGCAACAAGGTTCCAGCCCATAACGCATAACACAAGCTCCACGAAAAATGCGAAGGCTCCTGCTCCGATTAGCAAGTGCGATACGAGTGCTAAAACTGTACATGCGAACACGAGTAGTGCGAATACTGCACTTACAGTATCTGCGCTAAAATAGGTTTTCATTATCTTCTTCATGCGGAAGTTACTTTTTAGTTGTTGTTTTTATCTTATTTGCTATTGCAAAGATAATGATAATTTATCATTTATGCAAGTTTTAGATATTATTTATTTATCATATTTGCAATAATTTTTAAGGAGTGCTATTCTCCCGAACCGCAAACCTCCATAGTTATTCACATTCCTAAAGATATTTCTATATTCCGAGCGTTGCGCCAGTTACAGCTCCAACGCAATCTGCAAGAAGATCCTTCTTGTCAAACAGACCATAGTCGAAGTAGTCATAGACCTCTTTCCATACTCCGACGAGGACTGTTACAGTCACAGCAACCACATATCGCAGCCATGTAGGGAGCGGTAGTGTGCGCATCAAAACATACGCGATAAGCAGACACACATTGTAGTGTATGTACTTATCGGACGGCACAGACTCCAGTAGTGCCGTTATTTCCTTATAAAACTTCTTCATAACTCAATAAATTTGATATGGTGAGAAATCGAACTTTTCTACATCGAATTCAAGTTCGTCCGGATAAGCCAGTATGAATGTGCGAAGTCTGCGCTTCAACATTTCTACGGTCGGCTTATTGGTGAACTGCACTTGATGATGGCGAGGACGAACCTCGTCAGTAAACACATTTCTGTGATACAGGCAAAAGGTTGCGAGCCACTGGCCATTGGGGAGTTGTTGTAATGGAACGAAATTCTTATTCATGCTATGCCTAACATTAGTTGGTCGAGGAATACGGCAGAACCACACTTGCGCATCGTCTTCCGCACCTGCTCGACAGGTTTAAATTGTTTCTTAAGTTTGAACACCTCGAAGTGTCCTTGGATGTAGAAGTACTGAAACCATCCTTCATCTATCTTGTTCACGGCTTGCCGGCGTACACCATAGGAGTTGTGATGGCGCATCATGCCGAAGAAGGAGTTAAGCGATTGAACGAAATGTTCTGCGTTCTTCTCAGCCTTTCCTTCCTTCAGCAGCTTGTTATACTTGTATATCGTGTCAATCAGATGTGCTCGCGTTCTGTTGCTGATATATGTTCTTCCAGGAAGTATCATAGCACCGACAAACAGCACGCCTTTCGTGTAATGCTGGAAGTACTTCTTCATCGGATGAAGCTGTATCAGCAGCTTCTCTCGTAAGAAAGCATCTATCTTCTTGTCTGCCGACATCAGCAATTCACGATTTTGCGACATAATAACAAAGTCATCAACAAACCTCACATAGTCCTTAAAGTCGAGGATGTACATTATAAACCAGTCCATAACAGCAGCATAAAAGTTGGCTTCAAGCTGCGAAGTAAAGCGCCCGATTTGCAAACTCTTTCCTTTCGGTGCAAAGAAAGAGCTCTTGTTCTTCGGCAACGCCTCCCACAGCTCTGGCGCTGACAACTTACGGCAGTTGTTGATAGGGTTGTCATATAACGTAATCCTCGTAAGGTAGATGAGGCACTCCAAATCATCGCCTTTATAATTGGCTCTGATGAACGGCTCAAGCAAAGACCACAAGATGTCTCGGTCAATGCTCATGAAGAAAGACTTGATGTCACCTTTATATATCCAGCAGTCCTTTGTGTAGCCTTCGGACACGTCGTACATCATCTTCTTGACACGTTCTTGTGCCACAAATTGTCCGTAACCTTTTCGGCAATTCATTGACACATTTCCCATCTGCTCAAACATGGATTCAAACAATGGGTTCACACGCAAACATATATAATGATGAACAACTCTGTCAATGAAGGCTGCTGCAAAGACCTCTCGAAGCACTGGGTAGTCAATAATGAACACAGTAGCCATCGAGGTCTTGTATTGTCCATGCACGATGGACTGCCATAGAACCACAAGGCTTTCTTCTTTGTGCATATGGAACCTTTGGTAGCTGTTCGTACTTTTCTTCTTAATTTCGCAATCGTAGAAAGCAAGCACTATCGAACTAAAGGGTATGTCGAAGATTATCGAATTATTTGCTTCACAACTCAAACAAGGACGAACCTTGTTCGTGTTAGTCTTGTTGTTGTTGTTGTTGATGTTACCGTTACTAACGTTCACGTTCCATGCGTTGTTCGACGAGTACTCGGCAACACTCTCCGCTGCCTTATTCTTTACCACACTGAAATCAACGACTATTCGCTGTTCCGGAATGGTGGGAGAGCCAATTAAATCTAATAATTCCTCACTCGTGAAGTGAACTTGCGCTTCACAACTCTGGGTATTCTGCTCTTTGCTTCTATCCTCCATAAGTATTTGTCGCCTTTAGTGATGCATTATACCAACCTTGCGCTTGACGCGCTATAGTCGTCAAATCCAAAATCACCTTTGGCATTTCCTTTTCTCTGGACAACAAGTGCAGGTCATCGCACAACCCGATATACATCATATACACATCCAATTCCTCCAACAACTCGGCAAGATACTGAACCCTTCTCTGCTTATTTGAGTTGGCGCGTCTTATGAGAGTGAGACAATGTACAAGCGTGAGAAACATCTGGTTCGCAAACTCATACTTATAGTCTTTCGGGAATTTAACTTTCCGCTTCTGCTGCCATAGTAGCTGCGCACGAACATCTTTGTAAATTTTCAAGTCTTTACTTAACATTTCGTAATTTGGAATTAAATTTTACATAATTTATATCATTCAATAGCGTTGCTTTCTTAACGACTGCTAATTTTATTAACTATCTTTTTTACCTTTTTTGCCCACTTGCCCCTCGCTTCCCTTAAAGACAGTGAGCTACCCCTAACGGGTAACTCACTGAAAGAGAGGGAGTTTTCAAAGAGTCAAAGGGACAAAGAGACAAAGAGTCTAAATTGCTTCACAACTCAAACAAGGACGAACCTTGCCCGTGTAAGCCTTGACGTTGTAGCCGCCGATGGCACCGTAACTAACGTTCACGCTCCATGCGTAGCCCGACGAGTACTCGGTGCTTGACCAGTACCAATCCTTAATAAGTGTTGAACCACTGATAAGGGTCATCATTTCGTCAATCTCGTCACGGTACTTCGTCATTGTTCGCATTTGCGCAATAGACGGCAGATAGTATTTACCGGCTGCAGGATCGTCCGAAGATAGCGAGTAAGCACGAACACGCTCTGCTGCTGGATGCGAGCGATTGTTGGTTTTGGCGTAGGCTACAATCTTGTCGGTATTACCCTCGCCATCGAAATCTTCCCATACTGTTCCGTCGTTTGGGTTACCATAGTCTTTCAGCTCGTCTATGTTCCATCCGTTCTGTGCCGCCCACGCATGCGTATTGCCACCTGTATCATTAAGCATGTTTTCTTTACCGATAATCCACTGATGGGAGTAGGCGCGGATGCGGACACCAAGCGTGATGTATGCGTAACGGCTATTTGATGAAAGGTCATTCCATTCTTGTTTGGTAAAGAACGTAAGCTTCTTTGTCGCTTTGTGGTAAGCCGCCACACAAAGGTCGAGCAATCCTCCAGCCCATTTCATTGCGTTGGCGATGTCCGTTCCGGTTGCGGTCTCGATGTCAAGCTCGATGCCTGCGTTCTTCAACGCTGCAATCTGCTTTTCTTTGTTCACTCTCAGCAAGATAGCTGACTTCTCTGCTTCTGTCATAAATTTTATTTTTATTTGTTAGATATCGCTACAACAATATAGTTGTTAGATTTGTTTGAGTCGTACCAAGCGTAACCACACTGCGTATTCACTCGCCAAAACTGACTTGCAGAAAACGACTGACAAGTGTGTATCTCGCCCCAGTTGAAGGTAATACCCCACATTGCGGTCAGAATGTTCTGCAGAGCAATATGGTAGCTGTAAATCTCCCATGCCTGATTGATGGTCGGCAGGTTCCATACGCTGTTATCGTCCTGCTCATCACCACCCTCTTTCAAGAAAGCCTTGTATTCTCTCACGGCTCTTGCAGCAGGAGCTTCATATCCGGCTGTCTGATGGGCTGTGAGGATTGCGGTCGTCAATTCCTCGGCATCATAGTCGGCATACACCTTTGGTGCATCCGTATGTTGCGTTTTCGTTACAGTCAGTGACGCGCTTCCCCATGAACTGCTGGCAAAGCGGTTTGCTGCCATCACGAAAGACTGATGATGTGAACGGATGCGGATGCCTCTGATAAGGAACTTTCCCTGCTCTTCGGCAGAGAGCTGCGCCCATTCGTTGGTCACGACAGAGGATATATTTGCCGACGATGTGTTTATTGTGGACTCATCCAGTATCTTAAAATAGAACTCCTGGTTGTCCGTCTTTCTGTTCACCGCCAAGTCTATACTCAGCAGTCCGTTAGCCCATTGAATGTACTCTGGAAACAGCGTTGCTCTCATCGATATCGAGAGGTCCTTAAATCCCGTGTCAATAAGAGCCTGTACTTGCGCGTCCTTTACATCACGCAATTTTTGTACTACTTGTGCATTTGATGCCATACTTATTAGTGATTTTAAAAGTTGGTAATTTGCCACTCCCAAGATATAAATCTCAAGAGTGGCGTTGTTTATTATATGCTCTTAGGAAGGAACACAAGGCTCCATTGTCCGTACTTGTTTGCGATGTCTTCCGCTGACATAGTGATGAAGATTGAAATATCAGCATCGTTATAGCCATCAGAACCGCTCGTTCCAAGTTCTCGCTCCGCGTACTCATCGTAGGTCTCGCCATTGTAGTAGGAGTACCACTCGTTGATGTTGTCTTCTGTAGGAACATCACCACCAACTTCTGCGTATTCTCCTCCGAGATACCACGAAATATTGTGTATGTAAGCAAGAATACCTGTGAACAAAGTGAGCTCATCGATACCTTTCTCTATAGCCTTTATCTCCGCTTCCTCAAGTATTTCGGTAAGGGTGTACTTGCCGCTGATTATTGGCTTCGTCTGCACATTACCGCTGATGTCAAGTCCACGAACATCCGCATTGACAACTCCGACAAGCTCCTTACCATCACCTTCCAGCTTTTGGTTCGCTACTCGCAGGTACCACATCGATGTCCTTGTTGCAAGAACATCGGAAATGAGTTTTGCAAGATTGAACTTAGGCGTATTCTCGATACGAACCCTCGTAACGTCCTTGAAGGACGGTACCTGGAAGCCGGACTTTGCATTAAGCCCAGTATATTCCAAGTTAGGGATGCTCACAAATTCCAATGCAGTAAGAGAGGACGGAGCAGTCAGCACGTTTACTCGGGAGGTCTGAGCCAGTGTTATCGTCTGCAAGCCGCTTCCCTCTGCGAGGACTTTGGTCAATCGAGGACAGTAGGATGTATCAACAGCCGTTATCGGATGGTTGCGAATGTCTATCTCCTCCAAGTACGGCATGTTGCCGAGGTCAAGCCTTGTCTGTGGTATTACTCCGCTCGCTGCATTGTAGTTAGCTCCGCCGATGGTCAGTTTTTTCAGCTTCGTAAAAGCGGTAAAGTTCATTGTCTCAAAGGTGTTGCCGCTAACATCAAGCTCTGATACGTTGGAGCATCCGATGAAGTATGTCTGGTATGAGTTACCGACCGTCTTCTGTGTCGTGAAGAAAGTGTAGCTCTCTCCAGCTTCAAGATGAACGGCTGTCATACGACGCGACTCATCAGTGCCGTCAATGCCAAGAGTGAAATAGCCTGCCTCTGCAGCCTTGAACGTGAACTTCATACCAGCTGACGAGTTAGGCGTTCCACGGAAGCCATACTGGTCTGCCACAAATGATGGACCACCATAGTATGCGTCACGGAGTTGAAAGCGTCTTTTGAACACCTGTGGAAGCATGTGAACTCCTCTGCCGTGCATAGCGTACAGATAGGTGTCGTCGTAAGCCATTGTATTCACATATTTTCTCTCCTGGTCGAATGAGCTGACGAGCTTTGCCCACTTTGACAAACGCTTGGTTATCCACAACGATGTGCATCCTGCCTCAGAGAATGGAGCGTTGCCATTAACCTGCACGGAACGCATTGCATTATAGATTTGCGACAAGGAGATAGTATTACCGTCTGCATCTATCTGCACACGACCACCACCAAGGTAGTTGTTGCGGAACAATACAGAACCGAAGCCTGCATAATAGTTGCGAGCCTCCTCGGAGTCGGGGTCGAGGTCTACCGGTACGGTAAGACCACAGTTATTATCGGAAGTCAGAATTGTATCACCATCATACAAGTGATTGAGATACAATCTTACACTTCCGTCCTTCTCCAAGTAAAAGCCCAACATCATGTTCTTGGAACGCTGATCCACCGCAAGCAACACGTCTGTAAAGCAGTGATAACAGAATACCGAATATGGGTTTGCGTACTTGTAAAGGTCGGTCTTCCACAACGAGAGATTACCTGTCTCATAGTCGGCACGGTGGCAGAACTCAAGCCAACGGAAAAGCTGATACGGAATCTTTTTGCAGCTACTCTTATACCTGCAATAGATGCCATCCTTTGTTTTGTACACAATGCCTTCCTTATGGTTTGATATTCCCTCGTCAGAATTTATGAGCTTGCTGTTCTCGTCCACAGCATCCCAATAGTATTCCGTTGTTGTCGCTCCAGATACAGAGTCGCACTGCACAAAACTACCGCCATTCGCATAGAGGTCATTGAGGTCGTCATCATCAGGATAACGAGACTCGAAGTAGTTCGTCCAGTGGTTGTCCTTTTTTATCATATCAGCAGGCTTGCTGACGCCTCGAAACCACGCCATATCATCGTATGTTAGGATTTCATAGTTTTCGACCGGGTTAAGCACATCACCAGTAACCGTCCATTGTTGGGTTGTCTGATTGAAGTACATTCTACCTGTCGTGTCCTTGAAGCCCTTAGACACATAATGATAATACTTATAAGTATGCTCTCCCTCTGCCTCTGGCGTAGTGTCATAGCGGTAAGTTGCGCTGAGGTCAAAATCGGAGAGGTGTGTCTTCATCTGCTCTGCTGACTCTGTTGTCTCAACAAACGAAGCTACCGGGTCTACCTCCTCAAACGTACCCTCTCCATTATCTCGATACACCCTATAGTTCGGGCCGCAGAACTCCGTAAAGATGTATGGTACGGATGCGTTCATCTTAGAGAAGTTCTCGAGAACGTAAGCAGCAGCCCTCTGTGTAACCAAATCAGCCTTGTTTACTCCGTCATCAACGGTAGTAACGACAACCTCCTTGAAGCCGCCATAGTTAAGGCATTTGTCGTTGTACGCAGCACATTTCTCAAAGCCGTAGATAGCGGCATCACCCTTGTCTTGGTTCCAGTTTCCCTTAGAATGGAAATAAGCGTTCTTCGGGTCTGTGGTGTCGGTACGGAAGAAAGCACACGGGATGGAGTCGATAGACGAGTTCATCGTGTACTTTGGGTTCGTCGAGTCGTATGCTATCTGCGCCGGGGTCATATAGTCCTTGCCGAGAGCACGCTGAACGAGGTTGAAGAGCTCTGTTGAGGCTCCGTTATGCGCACCACCTGACTCTGAATAGTCCACTTTTACAGTGATGATGTTGGTCGGAATACTCTCATCGTAAATCTGCACCTTTCTATTGGCGATATTTGCAGCGCAGATGTCGTAGAGTGCCAACTGCTTTGGGTCGGTAAAGTCTGAGCGCTTATGCAGCAACTCCATCGACTTAGCTTTCTTGAACTTCATCCTTACGTTCTTAATAGGACGCTTTGACGAGGTTGTTCCCTGGTTGGTAATCGGAACCTTGTAAGCTACGAAGTTTTGCCAAGGTCTATCGGGGAAATACGCATATACGTCCACATAGATTGTGGATTTCTTATCCGATGTTCTTGACTCCAACCATGAAGGGAAATTACCTCCATTCTTCTCGTCTGCGTAAGTATAGCCTTCTGCATCGATGACCTCTTGGTTGGCTGTGATGACGAAATACGGCATACCGGTATTGAAGAGGGCGTTGGCTTGTGGACGCTCGTAGTTACCAGTCTCCACATGAACACGATTGCCGCTGGCTGCAATTAGCTGCGTGGGTTCCTCGGTAATCTGCTGTGTGGCCATAATACTGTTGTTCTCCTCGTACTCGCTAATCATTGTCGAAGTGTCTGACTGTGTGAGCAAGTACTCCTCCCACACTTTTCGGTAGTCATCAGAGAACGTGCGCCATGCCATGATGTCGTAGATGTAAAGGTCTGCAAACTTGCCATCAAACTCAAACATCGCCTCGGAGTAAGCCGCACTGCGTCCAGTGTTGTAATAGCAAGCTCCAACATCCTCACCATTGATGTACATCTTGACAAGGGCAACACCAGCCTTTGGTGAGGCACCGGCTTTCTCGAACACAAGAGCAAGCGTGATAACTTCTCCCTGTGTATAGTTGGCGCGGATAGAGGTAGAATCGGTGCTTGCAGCCTCAGTTGGATTTGCACCTACGGTGGTGAAGATGATACTTCCTCCATTGATATACAAGCCAACCGTTCCGTCAAAACACTTCAACAGAACCGCATCATCATCCATGACGTTCTTCACTTGGAATGTCATTTGGAAAGCAGAACCGTTTGTCTCTACGTTTTGATTTGCGAAAAGAGGATAATCAAGCGAAGCCGTCACATCCTCTGCTACACGAAGTGCCATGATGCCGGGGTCGTTGTCCTGTCCGTACTGTGATGTGCCGTATGAGTCTTTCACAAAGCCGTTAGATGAATAGTTTGAACCAAACACCTTCAACTCAAAAGTCTCTGTCTGACCACTCGCATTGACAAATGAAGACTTGATAGACTTATCAACATCCGAATTGCTGCGTCTGCGGAGGTTGATGTCAAGGGCAGCATTGCCCATGCTACTGATAGCGAGCAACGTTCCGTTCACGGTAAACTTCATCGGCAGCAGAGTTGAAGCGTTGCCGTTCTCTCCACTTATTGACAATGATACCGAGCCGTCATATTCCACATTCTCCACACGGTAGGTTAGAGTCTGGGCAATAGAGCGGTTTGTTTCGATTGAGCGCAGCAAGGTCTTGGTGCCAGTCTTGCTGTTCGTGACGAAGAAGTTTGCCGAACCCATAGCTTTTGTCGGGTCGTAAATGGCAATATTCACACTAACGGTCTGCAAGAGCTTTACGGTGGCTTCCTCTCCATCGCAAGTCCAGTTCATCAGAATCAACGGTAGTATAGCATTGTCGTCAATTACGAATAGTCCAGTGTATAGATAGTTGCCCACAACACCCGAGTCAGCTTCCACTCCATGGACGCGAATAGGAAGAACGCTATGCGTCAAAGCAACTTCTCCGTTTCCGAAGAGGTCACGAGGATTTATGACTACAGATTGTGTGGCTGTAGATGTAATGGTCTTTTCCTGGAACACCTTCCATTCGCCATTGTAATACACCTCAACGCTCGCATTGATAGACGAAACATTGTTTGGGAACTTGTAAACATTGATAGATGTCTGACCACCACCAACACGCAGAACGGTATCAGCAGTATAACCGAGAGTCTGCACACTTGCCACCGACACATCCACGGCACGGATAGTGAGGGATTTTGTAAGCGAGAGAGAGCCGGACTTTACCGTGATACTGAACTTCTGATTTGAAGCGTTCTTGAAGTACTCCGAAAGGTCTACATTATACAGACCACCCGAAGGCTTAGGCTCATTCACAGTTTTCAACGCAGTGCCAGTAGTCTTGTCAGCGATGACAATCTGATCCACCTCATCCTCCGTGTCGATGTCGAGTTGAAGGATAAACTCGCTGTTTACTGCGATAACCTTGTTTTGGTTTACGATGGTGAAGTTGATAGTGGCGACAGGACCTCCACCGCCCGAGCCTCCCATGGGAATGTTCTCGATGGCAAAAAGAGGGTCGTTTGTCTGCTCTTCATCATCAGCTCCATAGAACTGGAGGTTCAAAGTGTTAGCGTCCTCGTTCTTTTCAAATTTTCCCGAAACAGGGATGTAGCGTGCTGCGCCACCAGTAGAAAACGCATCAGTGCCATTCACTTCCAGGTTGTCAGATGTAACGACTTTTGAGCCACCGCCACCAAAATCATTCCAAAACTCAAGGTTCATAAAGTCCGTGACGGCACCTTGGAACTGCTTGGTCTCCATCTTTGTTCCGTCTGCGTCAATCACATAAGAAATTACAAGGCCACGCTTACGATATGTTATCTGACTTGCTTTCTCGTAGTCTGCCAATGCTTGCACGGCGCTTGCGAGGTCATACGGAAGCGGACTGCCGCCTGAGCCGGTTGTCTGGCGAGGACCACAAAGACTATCAATGATTATGTACGTTTCTGATCCTGCTGCAAGAGAGCCAAAGTCCTGCCAGTTGTCGATGTTTACCCAGTCCTCTCTTTCGATGCTTTCAGATGTGTACTGGTAGGTCTTCCATTTGCCTTTAGCAATGGCAAACGACAATATCATACCTTTCGTTGCTTTAGGCAGTGAAGCATGAAGTGCAGACAGGTTTGTGTACTCAGCATTATACAAAGAATAGAAAGCGCCATCAGAAAGAGGTACTTCCACCGTTACGTTATAAATAGGACTGACTGGGTTGCCCTCAAGTTTCGTTACTCTCTTTTCAAGAGCAGCACCTTTCGAGCCCTCATAAGCTGTGCCATTGGTCGTTCCAAGCTCCAATGAAGAGCCTATAGCAACCATTCCCCCGTCCTTATATTCATAGATTTTCTCTTTGCACACAAAAACAGCGTCGAGGTTCACATCTTCAACCGTTGTTTTCACCCATCCTAAAGCCGCTCCTGGTTTCGGTCTTCTGTATTCATATTTGAAGAACTCCTGTGTTGCTATATCGTAATACAGCATCCCAGTCTTATTCATATCCACTTCCGTGTTAGACGAGTCTACAATCGCATACAACTTGTACACATACTTGATGTTTTCCACGGTCGTTACACGCTCGTAAAGCTGCGGCAGTTCTCTTAATTCTTCTGTTAAAATCTCTGTAACAACAGATGGTGTTCCATCGGAACTAACTATTAGCAATGCAAGCGTATCTATGTTTATAGTCTCGCCGGTTTTGTGGTGCCAAGCAATGTATTTTTTGGCTGCATAATTCACATTTTTGAGGATTTCATAACTCTCCTCATCCATTCCACGTTCCTTGAACGCCTCTTCGGTCTCGAATGTGATGCTATTGTTGCAAAACACGGGAATTATAAGCCTTGCAGATGCATTTGCCGCATTTGTGGTAGAATTCAATGTGCCTTTTAGTGAGTTGATACTCGTAGTATTGGCGTTTGCGGCATTTTGAGCCGTCTGTATCAGTGTTTTGAGAGAATTGAGCTGCGCTGGCGTAAAAACACCGGCAGAAGCCTCGCTCGACGCTGGAATTACCAACTGGCACTGCACTGGATTACCTTTTCCCGTCTGAAACTGCAAAATCACGTTCACTGACGATGATGTCGGGTTTGCAGATGGCGTAACAGCAACTATAGAGGCTCCTTGAAGCTCATCTACGGCACTAACGAGCGTATTCCAGTTCTCGCTCGTCAAAATGCCTTGCGAAGTGGCTCCACCATTGGCAACCTTGCCCTTTAGTGATGATATATCTGTTAAATTCATGATTATTGCTTTCTAATGGTTATTACTTGCCGATTTTGCGGATTGTAACGCCACCGACATTGTATTTTGCTCTTCCAACCACCTTTATAAGACCGATTTCCTTGCAATACTCGACACACTCCCGAAGATAGGCTTTTGCCACATCCACAGCGTTGTTGTATGCGTCAGAACGCTCCTTTGATGATATGCGCGAAGAAAAATCCCCGTTCTTCATCACAGACCCAAAGCGAGTGGACTCAATATCACCCGACATTAGGTTTTGAGCATAAACGAAATAAGAGAGTGCAACTTTGAGCCCCATGAAGCTGCGAAGTCCGTCTCTCTTATCCTTGTATGTTCCGCCATTTAAAAGTGTTGCAATTTCATTGTTGTCTTTCTCGTTGCTGTCGAGAATTCTAAGGAACAGCTCATCACCGAGGACAGGCTTTATATGTAGCTGCTCTGCCTCAGTGATAAACGCCATTAGCTTCTCGTCAGCAACCTTTCCGATAGGTCGTCCGAGCGAGCGAACGTCAGTAGGTTGTAATATATGTTCCATATAAATTTATTTTCCTTGGTACACAAGCGGTTGTATCTCATAATCATCCGATGGATTTACATTCTCTTTCCAGTTGTCGAAGATGCGCTTTAGGGCACGACTGATGGCGCGTCGGGGGCTACTGGTGTAAGAGCTGTAATATCTGAAAGCCTCAGACATAATGTCTGTGGAGAAACCAAGCGAGCCTTCGATAATTCTATAGAACACCTCTTGACCAAAGGCTATATAGATACTCTTGGTAACACTTTCTTCGGTACACTTGAATTTGGAGTCGAAGTTCTGCGCTTCAAACGATGTAAACTCCGGCTTGTCTTCATCCGACTCAATGGTGACATCCATGATGGCACAAGCATTTTCATCGCCTTGGAAGATGTCAAGACTCTCGCTGATGCTTGCAGAGTTGTCGTTCTCGTCTTTGATTTCGTTACCATTCTCGTCAATTCCGAGTGAAGAACCTTTCTTATGCGTGAGCATACCAGCAAGCAAGAAATTATTTCTGACATTGCGGTATTTCACGTTGTCAAGTCCTTCGTCAGTAGAAAGGTTGGTCACGACTTTGTCATAGATGGGGCGTGGATATATCCATTTGCCATCCATAGAGAACCACAATATCTGCCCTTTGTAGTTTTCTATGCCACCACTTTTGACAATCTGAGCCATGACAACCTCCTTACGAGGATTGAACGTATAGATTTTCTTTACGTTATCTCTTGTAACTCGAATTATCTTTCCCTTTCGAGACTTGTGACCAGTCCAATCGGGATGGTAATTAACATAGATAACCTTGCCGTCCTCGGTTTCCTCTTCCAATCGGCACGTTTCAAAAGGAATATGGGAAACTTCCACTATTTCGCCAAAAACGTTATAGTTTACATGAAGGGCAAAGCCGTTACACTCTGCCATATCATGAGCGATAAGACGAAAAACATCATCTACGGTATCTCCTGCACGATTACAGACATACTCTGAAAATTCAGTATTATTCAACCCATTGCCCTCAATGAATGTCTGATAACGCTCACAGCATGCACCTCCAGTATGCGAGCTTCGGATAAGGCTACGCATCTTTTGCGGATAGAGATTGTCTCTTCCGTAGGATTGTATGTTCAACGTATAGCAATAGCTTACGTCAATTCGTCTGGCTGGTTTTCTAACGTTATTGATATTCATAAGTACAATGGGTTAAATGGGTTTACTCCGCAGATTTTGAAGTACGCTTCTTGGTTGAAGTGGTTGTTTTAACATCCTCCAACTCCTTCTTTAATGCAGCAATCTCCTCGTTTGCTGCAGCGAGGTCGGCTTTAAGCGTCTCATTCTCGATGGCGAGCGTACCGTCATCATCAGAGACAGAAGTCTCAGACAGAGCTGCAAGCTGTTCTTTTACGGATGCAAGTTCATTCTCGGTCGCAGCCAACTTCTCTTTGAGAGCTGCTGCCTCTTCGGTCTTTTCTGCCAGCTCCGCATTAGCTTTCTTGCCGGCTTCCACAGCTTCTTTGTATGCTGTTGAAAGCTCTTCGGTATCTGTTGGAGCAGACACCTCGCCGTTCTTACGGGCTTCAACGCGGATGAGATAATCACTCGGATATGACAAGAAGTCGTTGATTGACTCGGGGAATTCTGCAAGGCGCTTTTCTGCGACCTCGTCGGGGATATTCGCATTAGCATAAAACTTGTTTGTTCCGTTAGGGTGCACGATGACACCAGCCTTTAGAATATAATTTGGTTTTGTAGGCATTGTTCCTGTTCTTTTAAGATAAGTGAATACTTCGATGTAGGCATCACGGTAGCAATCAGCGCAACCGGTCTTCCTTATCGGTTTATCAAGCAACATTCGGTAAAGTCGCTCGATATAGCTTCTGTCTGATGATGAGAAGCCGCTATCGTAACGGCTCCTCATTTCAGTCAGTCGGCTCATAATCACACCGTAATCTTCCATACGTTACTCTGAATGTGAGCCTGTTTCAAGAGATTTCAGTGCTGCGCGAGTTGCTGCAAGAGACTCGGTGAATAAGAAGATGCCGCTACTTGGGGCGCCTTCCTCGACAAGGGTTACAGCCCAACCGCCATCGGTATCCTCGCTGTACTTATCGTTGGTCATTTCAGAAGCTGTCAAGCCTTGCTCCAAGCCGTAAATCTCAAAGGTGTTCTTGTCGTCAGCGCCACGGTACTTGTTTTCAAAAATGAATACAAAGCGTCCATTGGCAAGCTGGTCGATAACATTCTTCGAAACATCAGGACCCGAATTAAGAACAACGATAGCTGCCGTTTTGGTGAACTTATTAAGGTAAGTTCCAGTAGTAAGAGCAGTCTGCGTTCCGGTGAAAGGAGTCTTTCCTGGAACAACCACCTTATAAGCTCTACCTGACGCAAGGGCGAGTTTGGAAACAACATTGTCGGTCTGTACAAGTGTAGCCCAGTCAATATCATCATAGTTGACGAGCCAACCAGTGTTTCTTAAACCTGCCTGCTGCGGTTTCTCGCAGTTCACAGAAATGTCTTGTGCGAGAGCGAAATCACATGTTTCTGTCATAATGTTTATTGTTTTTAATCTACAAAAGGGGAAGATACAGACCTCCCCCTTCCATAGTTGTTAATACTTAGATAGCTACCTGTACGAGGTCGTCCTCGCCGATAACGGTGCCGAGGTCAGACTCTGCAAAGATGAAGTTGTCACGCTTACGCTTGTCAAACTCCACAGTAAGAGAAGCCATGCGGTCCTTGTCTGATGTACCTACGAAGAGGTTGCCTGGTGAGCAGAACACGGCACGGTGCGGACAGTTGAAGGTTGTTCCGTTATCCTCAAACTTACGGATGAGACGGTCCCAAATGTCGAGCACGATAATCTGATGACCGTCGTACTCTGACAGACCAACACCTGAGCTAACAAACTCGAAAGGCATTGTTGTCTTACCGTACTTGTCAACCACGTCATTGCGCAGAGCCTTGAAGAGCGAGTTGGTCATCATGATGGCATGGTCCGGCTTGTCGAAGATACGAGAGTCTGCTTCTGTAAGCATGTCGTCAATAATGCCGATAGCGACACCCGACTGGCGAATGTTCTTCTTCTGCAACTCCTTAGACTCGGCGCTGTTGGCAGCGATGCTTGTCTGCTGGCTTGAATTAGTTGCGATGATTGCCTGCAGTCTCTTCCAGAAACCGTCTGTAGGTTTGAGGAGTTCTGGATCGATAGCATCAGTAATGTGGCCGCCACCTGTTGTATCAACACCTGATGAAGATACATTCTTTGCTTCCTTGTCGCCAAACCAAGTCAGACGCCAGAACATTTCGGTAATGGCCTTCTTGAGCAATGGTTCAAGAACCTTGTCGAAATAAGGGGTGTCAGTGATGTCTCCGGCTTCAGTGCCTGGATGCATGCCATACTTTGCGAGGGTGTTGGTCAGATCCTCGTAGCAAACGCTCTTTGGAATATTCCATCGGCCCAAATCCCAGGTTTTCTCAACGCCAGTAATGCTGATTTTGCTGTAGGTAGGGTCGCACTTGCCACCAGGAGTACCGACATCACCCATTGAGTCGAGCAGACCAAACTTCTGACCATTGGTAATTTCTGTTACTGGGGTACAGGTGCGCTCAAGGTCAGGGTCGTTGAAAATCGATGTGAAGAGCAGTTCGTTAAGGTCACGAATCGCTCCATTATCGACTGTAAACTTGCTAAAGTCAATCGTTTTCATATATTATTCTTATTTTTGTTAAACTTGTTGGTTACTTCTTTGCCTTACGCTTAGCCTCCTGACGCTCACGCTGTTCGCGGAGCATACGCTGGGCACGAGTCTCGCCCTGCTGTCCGCCGTTGTTATCGCCATGAGCCACAAACTTGCGGTTGTTAGCGGTGAATGTTGAGGACATATCCTTCAGACTCTCAAGCCAGGATTTACCGCCAGCCTTGTTTACGATTGCGAGAATACTCTTCTCGTCTTCAGTCTTGGCTTCTGCCTCAAGCACAGACACCTTACTCTCGAGATTAGCCTTGTCGGTCGCAAGTGCTTCCTTCTCAGAAGTAAGCGTGTTTACTTTCTCTGTAAGGTCAGCCACCTGCTTGGTGAGGTCGTCTACCTTTGCGTTGAGGTCGCTGTTGCCGTCACCATCACCATCGCCTTCTCCTGCCGGTGTAATAGACTCAATAGTCTCGTCCGCAACAACGATGGTAGTGCCATCCTCAAGAACGTAAGTTCCATTTGGGTAAGCCTTGTCACCCACCTGCGGGTCACCATCCTCACGCTCTACCGTAAACTCTGTACCGTCTGCAGCGGTAACCTTCTGGTCGAGGATCTGCACGTCCTCAATCTTGGCGATACCAGCCAATGAGAGGATTTTCTTGAAAAGTCGACTCTCAATCTTAATCTGTTCTTTTGCCATTTTGTTTGATTTTGATGATTTATGTTTTTTCTTGTTGTCTGTATTGGGAGCGAGTGTTGAACTAATAAAGCCAAGCTCTGCCGCACGACTCATGTCAACATACTTATCCTCGTTCATCAACGCTTGCAACTCGCCTCGGTCAGAACCGGTGCGTTCAACGTAAAGGTCAAGGATTTTGTTCTGCTCCTCGAGAAGAGAGGTTTCCTGTGCTGTCAGCTTGGCTTTGAGCTTGATAATCTCATCTGCCGTGAGTCTATCGCTCGCCCATAGGTCAAGCAATGCAACTGCAGGGTTGTGAATACACATTCTTGCATTCTCGAAGCCAAATCTCCGTTCCTTTGGAGCGGCAAGGAGAATGATAGTAGCCATAGAGGAGCACTCGCCCTCGATGGTAGCAGAAATTGTCTTGCCGGAATTACGCAAAGCGTCATAGATAGCCCAGCCTTCAATGCAATCTCCGCCAGGGCAGTGAAGTCTAATGTCTATCTCATTGTCGCCTTCCTCCATGGAGTCAAGGAACTCAGGGATATCCTTGTAGCAAATACCGTCCGTGCCGCACCAGTCTTGCAAGAACACCTTGTCTTCCTCATTGACAATTTCATTGTAAATTCTTAATTTTGCCATTTCTTCTTGTGGGTTATTAATCGTGCCTCACAGCAGAAATGAGGCAGTTTTGTTTTGTCAATAGCAAAGGTAAGTTATAATAAGTTGTGTGTTCGTCTGAGGTAATCAAATAGTGGTGAACGCTATCGTTCAGTAAATAGATGCGTTTTTGCCAATAAAAAAGAGGAACGAGCCGCAAATTAGCCCGTCCCTCTACACTTAAAAAACTAAACTATAAATCCTTATTCTTCTCTCCAATAGAAAGCGAAGCGTATATCTTTCCCGTTCGCCCCCAATTCGCAACAGCTTGCATTTCTCTCTTCGTCACAGTTAAGGTATCTGGACAACTCATCCCTTAACTTTAAGATGTCAAGGTCAGTTGGATTACCATATACACACTTGACAGTTCCGCTGTTAGTGCCAAAGGCGTAATCTACAAGATACAAACACCTGTCTCGCCAAAATGTTTGGCGCTCCGCTATTCCGTCATCGAACTCGCTAACAATGGTGTCGGCAAAGTCCTCAAGAATGTTCTTATTATCTATTGGTGCTGGAGTTAAATTTCTTTTGTTCATACCCACCAACTTTCTGTTTTTGCCTTTTTGTCTACCTTGATAGTTCCTGGTTTTATATAGTGGTCGTATGATGTGTAGTCCATAGACGACGTACCATTTCTGTGACTGACAGTTATTCCCTCCGCATCCAAAGTGTGACCACCATGAACAGCATAACCATCGCTCACTTCTGTATGTGGTCGGCAATGGATGCCCACACCAATCTGTACTTGCGTGGAGTTTGCCACCTCACGATAGCACCCAAACATATAAACCTTTTGGTAGTTTTCGTGACCCTTGTATTTCTCCACAAGCTCGTCATACTCCTCCTGTGTTTCACATAGATAATATCTGTTTCTATTACTCCATGAATACCCTTTATTTGTGTCTGTCAATATTAGTTTCATATTGTGTCCTTTCCATATTTCTTCATCATGATACAATGTGTTATTTTCTCTTGATCTTCCGGAGTCTTGTCGCTGAACTTGTCTGCAACCCAATCGCGCAAGTTTCTACGCTTGTCTTCGAGCGTTGGACGATTTGTGGAAACTATCGGGCAGATCATTTCCAATAGCAATGTCGTTGGGCTGTCGTAACGAGAGTCGTAAAACTCGTTGATAAACTTATATAGCTCGTCAAATGACATTCCGTCAAGAACCTCGTGCATTTTGGAGAGAACCAAGTCCGTGTCGACTTTCACGAAACGAGGATTGACAAATTTCATTCTCTCACCAGTCCATACTGAAACACTTTCCGATGTTCTGTAGTAACTGGTATGTTTGTAAAGCTTTACCAAAACTCCTTCTCCTTGATATTTGCGACCTCCCGATACAATACAAGGAATACCAAACTCTTCAATGTCGTAATCTCTCCACCATATCGAAGTAAGGCTTGCTGGTATAGATACGCTTTTAGCGTAGTTTCGCATTTCGACAAGAGCCTTCTTCTTAATACTATTGTCAGCTTCCGTAATACGAGGGTAGTCATAATAAAAATCACCACAATACCCTCTTGTAGTCCATTGCCCAGTCTTCAGGCGATTATCATCTGCATCAAAATACAGAAAGTTTGTATCTGAGTCGTCATAATAATTGTGGTCACGCTCCACGATGATATATAGGTTCAATCCTTTGGTGCGCAAGTCTGCTCGCGTAAGATTGTATCTTTCTACTTCCAGTGTTGGGTATGCGTTTATCGTTTCCATAATTGCCGATATTAAAGTTCCTTCAGTATATCTTCGGTTGTTCCTTCGTACTCCCACCAACCTTCTGCGAGGTCGTGGTCTGCGCCATACTCCTCCATGAGGTCGTAGATTTCATCTGACAGATCCTCGTCCACATCATCAAATTCCATATTGTTTGAAGCGAGGACCGAACGGACTCTCTCCACACGCTCCATATCGACATTCTTTCTTACATAGACAATAGCCAGCTCCAAGTCTGTAGCATCAAAGAAAAGGTTGTCATTTTCCCACTCTGCCATTTCGCGCTCATCATCGAACTCAACCTTGATAAGGGAGAGCATACGCTGCGGAATGGCATCGCTAAGTGAATTGCTCTCTCCTTCCTTCATATACTGGTTGAAGATACTTGCGTAGGTATCGAGCTTGATTTCACGCTCAATGTTCTTTACTTCGTTCTCGGTAAGACCCTTTTGGGTAAGGATATTCTTAAAAGTTGCCATAATGTTTAGAATTTTAAGTGATTACTTATTTATCTTATTTGCATTACAAAGATAGTGATTTATTATCATATATGCAAGTATTTAACAAGAAAAGTTTATCTTATTTGCAAGTTTATTTCGTTGTGTACCAGAGTCTTGTGGCATTAAAAAAAGCTGCCTATCCTCACGGACGAGCAGCCACCACAGTCAAATATGATAATTAGTAATCATCGCATTTCTCAAGATATTCCTTCCATGCGATAGGAAGGACTTTCTTTAACAGCTCATTTCTCTTTGCTTCCTTATCACCAAAGAGCTCACGAACCGCTTCTTTCGGATCCATAGTGTAACCGCACTCATGGTTTCCAAACTCGTATATCAGAGCGTCCTTTAACTGCTCCTCATCGGACAAGAACTCCTTTTGCTGTCTGTCCTGTTCCTCACCCCATTCAATAAAGAGGTGATAGTCAGTCTTCAGGCAATAAGCACCACCTCCAAGGGGTAGCAATTTCTGCAAATCTTCCTCGCTTGTTGTCAGTCCCCACTCCGACATCATTTCTTCAAACTGCTTCTGACTAAAGGCTGCCTTCAACGGCAATTTGCTAAAACTCTCTTGATGTTGTTTCCTCCACTCTTCGTATTTCATAGTTATTTCTTAGTCATAATTATTTTCGTAATACTCCATATCGGCCATTTTGGGTGTTATCTGCTTTACTCTTGCCTTATTATACTTATACCTCTTAGCTTGATATTCGGCAGCAGACTTACTCTCAAACACCATAGCATAAATAGACGCAGGAGACCACCACATGCGTTTGGTCTTGGCTCTATCAACAAGATACATCGTTGGCATGACGTTTCGATTCCTTCTTGAATTTTGTACTATAACATACTTACCTATATCTTCCTTAGAGAAGCAATGGCTTCTTGCTTTCAGATAGAATTGCTTCTCCAAGGCAGAATAAGGTTCGTAATCATTGAAATCATAATCGCATATCTCAGCCAAATGCTCGGCTTCTGAACTACCAGGCAACATATTCTCGACTTATTTATCTTGTCTAAGGAATAAGACAGTTTCCATGATGTCATTATAGAACCACTGCCACGCTAATATTCTCTTTTGTTCATCGGTAACCTTCAGCCACTCACCACAAATTTTATGGTGACGGATGCTGAGTCTTTCGAGTGATGGGGCTATCTTCTTGCCGTATTCGGCTGCCAACTCGTCGTAATCCATTTCCTTGCCGGCAAGAACTCTTCTTGCTAAGCGGGTTGCTGTATCGTGCCAAAGCTCATAAATGGAACTTTCATTTGCAAGCATCAGATACAAACTATCCATATCGTCGGTACGCTTATACTGTACCATTTCTAAACTTGTCATAGCGTATTTGTTTTTTAGTCAATAAAATCGTTGAATTCAAACACTTCGGTATTTCCTTCGTAATGTGGTTTCTTGTCACAGGCATACCCCATCCATGAGCCATATTCATAAACTCTGTACATGTGGTAGCCAGCCTTTATGAGAGCTTGAAAAGCGGCTTTCATTTCGCTGCCGTGGAATTTCACAAAATCATCGCTGTCAAACAGAGCCTTGTGGTCAAACTCATAAGCTCTACCACTTTTCTTATGAATACGCAAACCAAGCGTTCTCACACGATAACCACCGTCATTCACTGGGTGGAAGATGTTGTGATAATACCCTGCGCGATTGTCGAGGAATACATCGCAGATTTTCTGTACTACATCCTCCCGAACTTCTGTCGGTTGGATGTAGTCGTTTTGTGGAATGTTTACTCTGATTTCCATAGTCTTGTCTTAATTATAATACTCCACCTCGTTCAAATTCTCGATTGCGACCTCTTCGCCATCCTCGTCGAACGCCTCGATGCTCAATATCTCGGCATCTTCAAAATCGGTGTGGGACACATTCTCGTAGCAGTTGTACGGCACCTCTGAATGGTAGTCGTACTCCTCAACGTAGTTTCCACATACCTTGTAGGTTATGAAGATTACAATTTTGTCCTGCTCGATTTCGTCCTCAATCTCGCTTGACCAACCGTCTTCTAACTCTGCGTTCTCAATAGATGCGCTAATGGCATTCAATGTTTGCTGTGTAAGTATCATATCTTATTTGCTTTTAATTGGTGATTACCTGTTTATCTTATTTGCATTACAAAGATAGTGATAATTTATCAAATATGCAAGTATTTAGCAAGAAAAATTTATCTTATTTGCAAATTTACCTCACCCATCCAACGAGTACGAAAAAGGCATCTATCCAAGGAACGGACGGATGCCTTTTCGTTGATTACTGCGCTTTTCTAAGCTCTTCCACGGTAACGTCAACAACCCTTGCTGCTGCATATAGGGCGTTACTTGTCAGCTGGCGCTGCCATGCTGTATTTGACGGAGACCACCTAAAGCCGTTACTCTTGAGCTTGCTTATGACCTCAGCCTTTGGCTTTCCATCGAAAACTAACTGAAGGCGGTCAAGAGAGTAGTTTTTAACGATGTTACAGCCTTCCTTCTCGATAGTCACGCTCCCTTTTTCCGAACGAGCTTCTGCTTTCTCTACATATCGTTCACATAATTCCTGAAGCTTCCAAAACTTGTGACGCTGTGTAATAAGCGGTTTCTTCAATTTATCGTTCCATTCTACAACTCGCTTAATATATCTGCCAAGCAGGGTCTTTTCACCGTTCTTGGCAAGCGTTTCAGCCTTGCCGTACAGAGAGTTCACGAATAGACTGCGATGATACGGAGCATTGTTCTCGTCAATGTCGCGTATAGAATTTGCGGTGAAGTCAAGGTCGTGGCGAATTTTATCCCAACGTTCGTCCTCACGTTGCTCAAGAGGCTTCGCATCCTCCAATGCTTTGCGGATTGATTTCAATGTCCTTTCTCGCCAAGCGGAGAAGTCCTCACACGCTTTCACATATGAAGCGTTGGCTTTTTCATTCTTTGAGTTGTTGAACTTTGCAGGCCCGGTAACAAAAGCACTTGCTATACGGCTTTCCCTGGCAAGAATCGTAGATACCCAAGAATGATATTTGTTATAGTATTCTTCTTGCTTCTCCGTAGGAATATTGGCAAGGTCTGCATTAAGCCCTTCTTCGTAAGAAACCATTTCAACCTTTGCTGCACGTTCCGGATCCATCGAGGACCAGCCATGAGCCGAGATAGCTGTTTGGTAGAGGTCTCCGAGGTGTCGCTTGTCGTTAAACTTTGTCACCTCATATTTCCCCATCACTGCAGTTGCATTTACCGAGATATAAATATCCTCTTTTGTATTCACGTTTGTTAGGCGATGATATTGCTGGTCAAACATTCCAGTACCTCGCTCTTTTCTTGCGTATGGCTGAAAGTCATATACGTTCTCGGCAATACCAGCTTCGCATACCTGAACCACTCTATGGCAGTTCATAAATGAAAGTTTTTCCATATTATAAAATTGTGATTAGTAAATATATGCGTAAGCGTATGGATATCCACCAGACATTTCGGCACCTATCCAAAAGGTAAGTCCTCTTCCTCGGCAGAAGTCTACGACCTCCGTTCCGAAGAAGAACGTTCCTGTCGTATTTTTTTGTCCAGGAACGACTTTTATTGCAGGAACTTCGCCAGCTTCTTCCACTACCTCGCATGAACTTGCATCTTCCATATTGCCAATAAAGCGTCTTAGCTCTTCGGCAAGCTCTTTTACTTTGCCTTTTTCTATCATAACTTTTAATTTTTATAGTCGTCCAAAATGGCAGCGGATTCCTTGTTTGCATTCCTCAACCGTTCTTGCCCCATAGGTCTGCTGCCAGTGCACTCTTCCATCATGCTCATGCACTTCAACAAAAACGCCCCACTTGTTTCCCCAATTACCACTGGCATTAGGGTTTACGCGCTCGATTTTATAACCTCGGTACATCATAATTATCTTGGATTTTTTGTAATGCCAGATTCTTCAAGCAACTGGATAAGTCGCTCTACTCCATTTGCAAGACGCTTGATGTTTCTCGCAAATTCTTTTTCTTCAATTGTGAAAGGTGATTGCATATTTTTTGGTTTTTAGAAGAGAGCCGAGCAAAGGATGCTCTGGCTCTCGATTAGACATTAGAGTAACGAATCTACGCAAAAGGAACGGAAAGCGTTCTTCTCCAAATCCCAATAGCGGATGGTACAAGCAGGAGCTGCATGACCAGTGCCTTTCACCTCGTACTGATAGAGGTTCTTTGCAAGGGTCCCGACTGCATTTCTGAGTTCGCCATTAGTCTTTTTGAACACAAAGCGAACAACTCCAAGAGCCATCTGAGCCTTGAGCTTGTAAGCGTTCCATGCCTTGCGGAGGGCTTCAGAGAAGCTCATTGCCTTGTGCCTGCGAAGCGTCTCCCAAGCTGCCTTCATTACCATACTCTTGTTAATTCTCACTGAATTGTTATTTGCTGAACTTGCCATAATGTTTAGAATTTTAAGTGATTACCTTTTTATCTTATTTGCTAATGCAAAGATAGTCAAAAGTTATCATATATGCAAGTATTTAGCAAGAAAAGTTTATCTTATTTGCAAATTTATTTCACTGAAAACCAAGTGGTTAGGTTATCACTTATGGGTATTTTTCGACATTGACAAACTTGTACCCACAGAATGGGCAAACCTTGGTTGTGTCTGACAAGTATGTTTCACGAAAGTCGCGGTAACATGAGTGGCACATCTTTGTCTTACCATTGACAGCTCCGTATATAGCTATCGCTAAAATGGCAACGATAAGAGCTATTCGCCACGCATTTCCAAGTATATTCTTTTGCTTCTGTGTCATCGCTTTATTTTTACAGGATTAAACAAATCGTATTCGGATGGTACGGAGTTCTCCCAAGAGTCAACAAGCTCGTCACCGACAATATCACGGATGCTCTTTTTCCAATAGATAGGCGTTTCACCTCCTACATAGAATTGAACTTTAGCCACAAGTTCCTCAACCTGCTCCTTGGAGAATTTAACTCCCATTTTGGTAACGAGTCCTACCTTGAAGAAATCACAATATGGCTTCGCTTTCCGTACAACATTCACAGCCTTGTTTATATCAACAACCGGTTCAATGCTGGCAAATGTCTTGATGCCGAGTTCTTTCAGCTTCTTCATAGCCTTAATGCGTTGGGCTGTATTATTTCGACAATAGCTTTCCATTGTCTCCATGCCGGTAAGGGTAAAGCCTATTGCTATGCTGTCAGCAAAAAGTTGCAATTCTTTCGTGTAGTAAGGGAGAAATACCCAGTCCGAGCACTTGGTAAGCACCTGCACCTTCACACCTTCTTCAAGGGCATGCTCCACGCACATCGTGGTAAGGTCTCGCGTCTCTGGCAACATTGGGTCACTGACAAACGAAAAGAAGAGCGAGTCGGTAGGCTTCATCAGCTTCTTCGCTTGGACAAGTTCTTTCTCGAAAATAGCAAACGCTGTCTTCTCATCGATGAGGCTCTTCTTCAATGAAACAGTTTCAACACCAAGGATAGCGGACGTAATCCCATGACGATTATAGCAATAGCTGCAAGTATTGCTGCAACCATTGTATAAGTTACAAGCCCAGTGGCAGTACTCGTAGGCTGCACCACTGGGCTCATATATCGCCTTGCCTTTAAACTTGTTCGGCTGTTTCATCGGCATTCTTTTTTGACTTGTTAGCAGTCAGCAACTCGCTGATTTTGTCGTTCACCCAGGTTACGTTGTGTATGAGCTGGCGACAATCAGATATTGCGTCATGCTCCACCCAACCATCAGAATGAGGGATGATAGAATACGGATCCTCAACAGTTGGGTCTATAAGGCGAACACCTTCATAGATGAACGTGCGGCTGTCACGGACATTGAGATACTTCCATGGTAAATTCTTCTCTTCTCTGTCCTTATTGACAACAACGAAAGCGTTGCGAAGGATAGAAATATCAAAATCTGTTCCTTGACACCAAATGACCACTTCGTCCGCACCGTTCTCTGCTTTTACTTCTTTGATGAAGTCCGTCAGGTACATGAGTACGTATTTAATGTTTGAAGTGTACGAGAATTGCTCCTTCGCCTCTTCGGGCTTCTTACTCCACCAATCTACTGTCGCTTGGTCGATGTCAAAGCCGTACATCGCACACGATGTACCATCAACAGCTCTGAAGAACTCGGTCTTCTCTCCTGTTACTTTACTCTCACCAAGACTGAACGCTTTGGCTGCAATACCAATGATAGCAGCCGTAGAACGTCTTGACAATGTCTCCAAGTCAAGAGCGATGTTCACTACTTTCTTTTTCATAATTACGTTTTTTATGTTAGTTTATAAACCTATTCTTTAGCTTCTCATGAAGAGCTTTCATTTTACTGAGGCACCATTCTTTGTCTGCCAGAAGGTCTTTGATGTGATATGGAGCGCCATTCTTACCATGACCATCTGAGCCGAGCCACAAATAAGTTTCCTCGTCCACATCATAGCTTTCTATGTATTCCCCGAGTTCTTCAACAAACTCTTGCGCAGAACCATCGCCATACCAAATGGTGGGGCAGAAATCCTCGCCTGCAGGACTGAATACAGCAATGTCCGCAATATGCTTCTTATCTTGGATTGAAGGACGTACTGACCAGCCTTCTGCTTCTATAGCTTCTAATAATTCTTCATTCATAACTTTAATTCCTAAAAATATGAATACCCACAATTTTGTGCACCATGTTCGGTTGCGCCTTGCGGAATGTATCTGCTATGCGCTTTTCGAACTCTTCCCAAGTCTCATTTTCCTTCCGGGGGGGGTAATTTATGATGTCTACAGGAACACGGAAACCTCCGTCAAGATACAATATTGCCTTTTTCATACACAGACCTCCTTATTCAACGACTTCATCAGCCAGCCCTTGTGACAATATGTGGTCCTGCATTAAGTCCAACGCTACATCCTCCGGAAAGTCGGTAACTGTAGCTGCTGCTTTTTCCAAGACTGATGCCTCGCACGAAATGTAGGAATACAACTGGCGAAATTTTCTTACCAGTTCTTGAACCTTGTTATTTACTTTTGATTTCTCCATAATGTTTAGAGCTTTAAGTGATTATTTATCTTATTTGCACTACAAAGATAGTGATAATTTATCAAATATGCAAGTTTTTAGCAAGTATTATTTATCTTATTTGCAAGCATTTTTCGCGCTTTTCACGACATTTCCTCCCATTCGTTGAAGTTGCCTTCTTTGACCACATAGTTGATTTCTCCAGTGAGTGGTGTCTGCATGTGTTCTTTCAAATAGTCGCGGATATATTCATAGACATCGCTGTCTTGCTCTTCCATCCAGTCTGTATCAAACTCTCCCTTTGTCATCACTGCATGAACAGCTTTGGCAAGGGTGCCAAAAACTCCCATAAGTTTATAGCTGCATACGGACATGTGTGCATCGGTCTTGAATACGACAAAGACCTCAGATTGTCTTTTGTTTTTCATGCGCATACCTCCTTTAGTGTTTGCAGCAAGCCTTTGACAAGAATAAGAAGCGTATGCTCGTTTATCTCGCCGTTAAGACTTGCAAGATATGGAGTTTCAATGCTGATAATCCGGTTTCGCTTACATAGCTCGAACGGTTTGCCGTCTTTAACATCCCACCACTCCTGCGTGACGACCTTAAAAGAGAGCGGCATCTTACCATGGTCTTTCAGCCATTTGTTGAGGCTAATGACTTGGTTCATTATTCCAAAGTCGTCTATCCAGTTCTGATTGATGGACTGGCGGAACAATCTACCACCTTGCTCTTCCCACGGAAGAACTTCAACGTTACGCATCTGGGCAAACTCGCGACAGTTGTATGCAAAGCTGTTTTCGTTACTCATAATCATCATCCTCCTCATCGACAGAACACCAGTCATCTTCTTCATCTTCTTCGCTATCTTCCCATACGCCATCAAATCCTTGGTCTGGGTCTGCTTCTGGGATGTCATTGATATACTCTCCACTTTCTGTAAGTGAAGGCCATTTGATGTTAGGATTGTCGCCTTGCGGATATTCGCCATCAATTCCAAAGGCGAGCTCTATGCCAATATGTCTAATATCGTCCGATACATGGTCCGTCCCTACCTTGCGTCCATCGGGACAAGAAATAACACCACTACCGTCCTCGTAGTCTTTGTGGCTGTACCCGTTCATTTCGGCAAGTAACTCATAAAAGTCCTTACCACCGAACACTCCGTAGCCCTCGTAGCGTTCCTCCTTCCATTTGTTACCCTTGTCATCAACAAGGTAAACAGTATGCTCCTCGCCATTTACTATGCGATGATGCGTATCCATTGTGAACCAACTAAATTGTCCCATATCTTTGTTTTTTAGGTTTTACTATTTCTTGGTGTATCTATAAAGCTCGTCTGTGTCGTACCCAAGCTCATCACAGACAGCATCAATTTTATCAGCAGGAGCGGTAAAGGAGACATAAGCGTCTCCGCAATCCTCGCCATCCCAATAGGTGTCAAGAACTTCACCTCCGGCTTTTGTAACTTCATACTCTGCAGAGCGGATATCCCCTTCGTGCTCGCAATCAACTATCGGGTAATGATAAATCTTAGTTGCCATTATTTTTCCTCCTCCTTGTTTTGGTAAACGATTTCAAAAGTGTCCTCCTTGATGCTTCTGCCAACAAGTGCCGTAAAGACGATGCTTTCGCCCCAGTTTTGCTTAAGCTCTTCAAGCTCCTTATTGGTGCTGCGTGTGTGGGTTCCTGTCTTACGCACAGCCCAGTAGAAATGTCCGTCACGCTTTCTCTTTGCGAGGTCGTCCACATTTTCAAGGTCATAGATAATATCAGAATAGAAACCCTCCATTACCTTCATTGCGGTGTCAAGCATATCCTTCTTCAGATCGGTTGCTGACTTGAATGTCTTTGTTATTATTGCCATAATGTTTAGAACTTTAAGTGATTACTCTTTTATCTTATTTGCTAATGCAAAGATAGTGATTTATTATCATATATGCAAGTTTTTAACAAGAAAAGTTTATCTTATTTGCAAGTAAAATTCACTGAGTCCGTGTCGTGAGCAACTTGATAAAACTAATGTATTTTTCTTATTTGCACCTCTTGTCCGCTATGCCATTGCGGACAACTAATTACTTTGTATTATCTTATTTGCATCAAAGACTACCTTTATTCTGTGGTCTATTATAGAAGGCAAAGAACAAGCAATTACCCGTAATAGATGTATCACAGTAGACATGCGTCTTGTAATTGTTTTTGGCTTCAAGAAGGTCTACAAACCCACTTAATCCCTTAGCTTCTTCGCTTAGTTTGCAAATATAGCCAGTGCCGTATTCTGCATCATAATTGAGCGTGTACAAATCACGCATCCCTGGACTTGAAGCAAGTATTTGACGAATTCCAAGTTCTTTTAGAATATTTTTTCGCCCGTGATAAGGAGTATAGCCGCTTCGCAGTAAGTTTTCCGTTTGAGTAGGCAAACACTTTGCAATGTCACCAAATCTGTTTACAAGCACCCCTTGTTGGCTGTTGTGTATTGCTGCCCGGTTGGCAGTCTTATAGTTCAATTTTGCCATACGCTCATAAAAATTTTATCTTTATTTTTATACTTCAAAGATAGTTATAATTTATCATATACGCAAGTTTTTACAAGCACAATTTATCGTATATGCAAATTTTATTGCATTGATTATCAATGCCTTATATTACATATACCAATACACTTATAAACATTTATGCAATACACATTACCCAACAGAAGCCTATTTCTCGTTTTTGATAGGGAGAAACTTAAATGCGATTTTTGGAGTTTTTGGCTAAAATTGATTAACTTTGCAGGCTATAAACATTTTATTATTATGAAGAAATTACTCACAATCGCGCTGCTGACCTTGCCTTATCTCGGGTTTGCGCAGTCAATCGTCAGCAATACACATATTGACGGAAATCATATCGTCGTGACAGACAAGCAAATTTGTAGGTCGTTCACAGATACTAAGGTCTTGGCTGTAGGCTTATCTGCTGGCAAAGGGCAAGCAAGTGACAAATACACATATTTTCTCGACCTAAAGATTACTTCAAGCGAGAAGATTGTTATGGAAAGAGGTGCGGAAATGACCTTGTGGCTCAAAGGAGGTGAAACGGTCAAGTTGTCTGCCGTTGATAACTCAGACGCAGGGCTTGTTCGCGATATTCATAGCGTAAATGGATTTGTCACACACGACTACAGCGCATATCCAATGTTTGTTGTAACAGAAAGCCAAATCGAAGCTATTGCCACGAAAGGTGTTGAGCAAATATTATGCAACACCACCCCAGATTCATACTCCAAGGAATTCAAGAAAGACAAAATAGGAAAAGCTATTGCTGAACGATGGAGTTTACTTAAAAAAACTCTATTCCCTCAACAGAGAACCAACAAAGTAACAAATAATACAGATAAACCGACGTTCTTTCCGAAACTTTTTGGGTTCAACAAGAGTGTTTCGTTTGGCATAATAGGTGCTCGTTTGGAAAGTTTCGACTACGGAGCAATCGGCTTTAATGTTACTGCATTTGGCGTTTACGCTGATTTTATGGGCTGGCCACGAAAACACGAGAATGATGTAAGGGTAGATAAGTGGAAAGACCACTCGGTGTGGGCTGCACACATTGGCTATCAAATACCATTTCACTACTACAATGGCAGCAGCATAAGGCTTATACCAATGGCAGGCTATTCAAGTATAAAGGAAGGCATTACAGATGGCGGTGATTGGGATGTAAACCAGGGAGGCATTCATAATAGCTTCCGCGTTACCGAACAAAAGGGCGGTTTTGATTATGGTGCGGCATTGGTATTTCAAAATACCGACAAGAAAATCGGAGCATATACCTTCAGTCTTGGGGCAACCAAACACGCGGTTTGGCTCGGCTTGGGCTGGGAATTCAACTTCAAAAAATATTCTGTTACAAACTAACAAAAATGGCTGAGGCTCTTAGTTCTGAGCTCCAGCCATTTTTATTAGAACAAAGTCTGCTCTTTTGCGATATGTTTCAAACGGATCTCGGCAACGCTGTAGAACCGTTTGTCTTTTTCTATACCCACATATATTCGATTGAGCCTTTCAGCGGCAACGGCTGTGGTACCGGAGCCAAGGAACGGATAGAGGACAGCATCACCCTCCTTGGTTGTGAGCCTGATGATACGTTCAAATATCTCGGTCGGCTTCTGCGTAGGATGCTCCTTCTTGGTTACAACCCGACTATGGAACACGCGGTTATAAAGCTCGTTCTCGTCAAGATTGTTCAGTGCCGTTCCCTGCTCGTATATGCGGATGATAAACTCCACGTTCTGTGAGAAACGCTTCTTGCTGATGATATTCAGCGGCTTCTCCCAAAGGAGAATGGCAAACTTATATCCGTGGCGTTCTGCCCACGCAATATACGCTGCAAGTTGTGCTTCTGCACAGAAAATAAAGGCATTCATCTTTATCATCAGGCGAGGTATCTGGTCGAGAAAGGCATTTATCTCTTTCTCACCAAATTTTACCCCAATACGACAAAGGTCGCTGTCGTAGTCGTACAACCCCGACTTGGCTATCAGCTTCTTGGAACCTTCCTTATACATCTTACGGCAGTTGGACTTGGTAAAGTTGTAAGGAGGGTCAGTAATCATCACCGAAAAGCTATATGCTGGAAGATTACACAGCACATCATTGTTGTCCTCATTGTAAAGTTTGCTCTCTGTTATCTTATTGAAGTACTTCATACTTTTACTCTTTCTCCAAAACGTTTAACAATCTTGTAAATACCACGTTCGGTAATATCATACTTATTGCTCAAGTAGGCAACGATGTAGTTTACCTTGTGTTTCTTTGACTTCATCTTACGAAACTCTTCTACCATGGGGAGGTAGTTGAGGTCTTTCGTATCTATACCATTGTCATTGAGCAGACGAAACAGCTGCTCGTTCATTTTGATAATCTCGTATCTTGTCATTTCTAAAAGTTATCTAAGTTTTCTATCGTCTTAATTCTATCCTGCGCTTCCGTTATTTCCACAACGGAAACAATAGGCTTTATCTCTCGAGCAGCTTCAGCAAATGAATCCGTCAGCGACTCTGCACTCTCGACTCTCTCATAAGCACCATTCATGCTGATTGGCACGCCGGCGCCGATGGAGTTCATAACCGTAAGCAGTGGCTCAAATATCTTCGTAGCCTTTGCTGTCATCACAAACTCTCCATTAGAGAGGTTAGCCGGGATAGAGTCGCTCGTGCCAGTTCCAGGACCATTGACCTTACCACCTTCTGCAAAATTGGCTGACTTAACCGTTGATACTGCGGTAGCAATATTGGCAAGAACTGTGGCTACGGTTGTCGCTACGGCTGCAAGGTTGGCTGGGTACGGGAGCTCCATGGCATTAGCGACACCTGCAGATATGGCCTTACCCGTGTCAACAGTAATTTTGAACAGCGTAATAATCTTGCTTAGCTTCGCAAAATTTTCATCGCTCTGACCGATTGCATCCATAACGCTAATGAGGCTATCACCAACGCTTCTCATTGATTTCGCATAAGCCTGCTCATTCTTTATAGATGCTTGGTTTATCTTGGCTTTTGCTTCCGCTAAGGCCTGTTTTCCTGCAAGTATTCGGGAGTTGTATTGAGCTTCCGTTTCTGTTTCAAGCTGACCTTGCTGCATCAAGAATTCCAACTTTTGCTCTGCCATCTGTTGCTGAAGTTCCAACTTGCGCATTTCAAACTCAGTAATAACATCAAGCCCTTGCTCTTGTATCGACTGCTGTAATGTCAATTCATAATCACTGCCCTCATTGAGTTTTGCCATCTTTTCGGTTTGGGCGATGTCAAGTTGAGTCATTTCGTTCTGCAGAGCAAGCTGTCGCTGTTCAAGCATAAATTGATTGTGAGCTTGATGCAGCTGATCTTCTTGCTGCCATGACTGCTCCAGTCTATTAGCACGCCGTTCTGCATAATCTGCGCTGATGCGTGTGATTTCTGATTGTGCATACTCAACAGACGCTGTGGCTTGTGCAAGCTGTTCCTCCGTAGCTGTGCCGGAATGCTCCAGCTCCGCAAGAACTTGCTGACGATACATCAAGGCTGTTGCAGCACCTTTTTGGGCGGCATCCTCCTCTTGCTTAAGAGCGAGAATGTCAAGGTCTGCTTTCTTATGGTTCTGCTCCAGCTTCAGGTTTAATTCCTCTTCTGAACCTTTCTTCACGATAGACAGACGCGACTCAATTTGCTTTTGCTGTTCGCTAATCTTACGCTTGATGTTATCATCATCAAGTTTATCAAGTTCCTCTTGGAGTTTCTTTTCTTTAGCAACTATAATCTGCCTAATAGCTTCCTTGGAGTTCTCTGTAAGGGTCTTGTCGGTGGCGAGTTTAGCTTTCAGCTTGTTAATTTCACCATTGTACTGGTTCTCAAGAAGGGCTTTTCTCTTCTCGACACACTCACCGAGTAGGTCAAGCATTGCCTTCTCGGCTTCTGCTACGAGCTTGGCTTCTTCCTGTGCTGCCTTGGCTCTGGCACGGTCCTCCTTTGTGGTTTTCGTGCCTTTCTTGCCATCACCCTTACCATTTCCATCGCCATTTGCGTCAGGAGTTGTCCCCTCACTCTTAGGGCTTTCTGTCGGTGTGCTGACATTAGCTTTTTTGCCACCTTTTTTCTTAGGTTGTACGGGTGTCGCACTATCAGCGATTGGCTCGATATGAGCAACGGAGCCCTGTGTCAAGGTCTTATTGTACGCATCAAGCACATTGCTGGCTACATTCTTACCGAATTTCTTGAAGTCACTCAAGCCCTCTTGGAGGGTTTTTCCAAAGTTACTCGTTATATCTTTTACTCCTGCCTTTATATCACTCCAGGAGAAAGTAGCAACGCCTTTGATAATTTTTCCGAGTCCACTAAGAGAACGCCCAACAGATTTTACTCCGTCAATGATAAGATTAAAGACGAGTTTGACTCCTTCCCAAAGGTTTTTGAACTGTAAGGCGACCAGCTGTATGGGCAAGCGTACCAACGCTATCTTATTGTATAGGTCAATGCATTTATTCATTACCCAGATGATGGCATTGGCTATAGCCCTAAAAGCAGCGGTAGCATAGCTTTTCAGGTTTGCCCACACTCCTTTGCCTTCACTTAGTTTGCTATAAAGCCTCATAAGCAAGTCGAAAGCAAGGCTCAGTACTGCAGTGAGTATAAATCCCTTGAACGCAGCCTTTGCCGTGGCGACAAAACTGGTTACTCCGACCTTTGCAATAGTAAACGCTTTAGTCCAAGCACTTCCTGTTTCAAGCGCAGAAGCTCGCTCCCATAGCGTAATCTCCGCTGTTTTAGCCTTCTGCGTCATTTTTTCCGCATTGGCAAGTTCGCGCTTCTTAGCTACAAGTTGTGTTTCAATGCGCTCACGCTCGATAGCATTCGCACTCTCTAATTGCTTTGTAAGAGAAGCGGTCTGTCTGCGTAATGCTATCTCGTTGTTCTGGCAAACCTGTACTTGTTGTGTAGCTGCTTGTGCATTGCCAACTGCAGAGTCTCTCATCTGAGTAAAGGCAACTTTCGCACCACTAATCAGCTTGGCAAATGAAATGCCTGCGATAATAGACATCAGTAATTCACCAATTTCGGTGATATGAGTTTTTGCAAAAGTTACAAGTGCTGTCAGTTGCTCTATCGGACCTTGTAGTGTGCCGGCCAATCCGCTCGTACTTGCCCCTATTTCGTCAGACAAAGAGTCTTGGAAGTCTTGTCGTGCCTCACTATATACACGAATACCCTCTTTCAGTGTTGTCTCCTTGGCATCAAGCTCGCCTTGAATTTGCTCATTGGTCGGGTCTGATACCAGTTGTTCTTGCAGCTGGGCTATTTCAGATTTTATCTGCTGTATTTTCGGCACATACTCTTGGTCTATGGCTTGCGCTCCCTGTTTCCATTTGTCAATTAGGGCTTTATTTCCGGTCTGCTCCACCTGCATCTGCTGAGCCAACAACTGCTTTGACAGTGCATATTCACGAGAAACTCCTCCCATCGTTTCGGATGTTTTCTTTATCTCTTCAAGCAGCCCGTTGTTATTCGGGTCTTGATTATATTGGGCATTAAGGTCGGCAATTTTTTGTTTTAGCTCTTCTATACGCGGAACAAACTGAGCATCTATATCTTCACCAGCTTTGACAAACCTATCACGGAGTTCAAGATCTGTGCCTTGCCAAATCTCAATGAGAAAGCCTTCCCATGCAGACTTCAGTGAATCTTTTGCTATAGTGTACTTAGAGTAAGCCTGCTCAAACATTCTGTCTGCAGTTCCTGCTGCATTTTCGCTAATGGACTGGAACTTATCGCCAAGCAACTCCATGGAGTTTGTAAGAGCAAGGACACCAGGAACAGCTCTTCTACCAAAGATGTCCGACAGCTGTTGTACTGACGGACTTGCATCCATAATCTTCTTCAATGAACCAATAAAACCATCTGCCTTTACAGTAGAAATATCCATACTTATACCGAGGTCTTCGTAAGCCTTTTTAGAATTCTTTGTAGATGTAATCATACCATTGAAAGCCTGCTTCAGAATGGTTCCAGCATCAGCACCCTTAATGTTGTTGTCTGCAAGGGTTCCAAGAGCTGCACAAGTTTCCTCAATGTTTACACCTGCCGTATAAGCGATTGGTGCGGTATTGCGAAGAGCCTCATTCAGCTGCAAAATATTTGTAGCCGAGTTGGCACAAGTATAGGAAAGGACATCGCTGATGCGTGTCACATCGTTTACGGACAAATGAAATGCGTTCATCTGTCCCGTAACAATATCTGCTGATTCGGCAAGTTCTATAGCATTTGCTTGTGCAAGATGAAGAGTTCCACTCAAAGTGCCTGTAGCCGTAACGGCATCAAGTCCATTACGCGTTAAATACTCCATTGCTTCCGCCGCCTCTTGTGCCGTATAACGTGTGGTTGAACCAAGTCGTTCTGCCTCTTGCGACATCTGAGCAAACTCCACCGTATTTGCATTGGTTACAGACTGTACTTTCGCCATTTGGTCAGCATAAGCGGTGCCGATTTCTTCAGCCTTTTCTCCGAATGACCACATCTTATCTACCGTAAACGCTGCAGCTATTGTTCCACCCAATGCCTTAAACTTATCTGTCAAACCGCTAAGAGCTGTATTAACTGAGCCGGGGTAATTACCAACATTTCGATAAAATCGCAGTGTTCCCTCCTCGGCACCTTTCAGTTCGTTTGTAATCTGAACGATGTGATTCTTCAATTCTTGACCTTTGGCGCTTTCTCGTTCAGCCCTTGACATGGCATCATAGGCTGCGGTAGCATTTGAGAGTTCTGCTCGCAGCTGTTTCAGCGAACCCTCATTCTCCTTCTGCACCTTTATCTGGTTCTGTACTTGGCGGCTAAGCGTATTGATAGCATCGCCCTGCTGCTTCATGAAAACACGGCTTGCCTCAGACTGCTTGTCGTATTCAGTCTGAGTAATCTTGCCGTCCTTGAGGTCTTTTTTCAAAGCTTTCATTTGCGCCCTGGCTTCGTCTATCGCAGCCCGATACTTTGCCATTGCATCAACAGCCTCCTGGTACTTGACTTGTATATCTACAATCTTGACCTTTGTGTCTTGACTTGTTGCCATTGTATTTACCTTATTTGCAGTGTTAATTAAAAGTTTCTAAATGGTCTTACCAATGATGTGTCCGAGCGGTATATGTAGCCGCCCGTGTCGTGGTTTATGCTTCCGTCCGAACTTGACTTATAACAATGGTAGCAATATCCCCGGAGGTTATCTTGCGTTGTTGAGGCCCAATATGTGAAAGAGAAGTCTTTTATGAGCGCATCGCCTCCTACTGCTGTAAGCAACGCATCTACCTTGTCGTAATATTTATCAACAAGCTCCCACTCTGCATAAGAAGGCAGGAAGCCAGCCTTACCAGTCGGGAAGAGGAAGTTCTTAGCCACTGCTGCGGCACTATACGGCTCGCTCGTGAAATATCCGTCAGAGCCAGTGAGCCGCTTGACAATTGCTTCCGTGTTGCTTTTTCCATTATAAGCCTTGATGTCTGTGGACAATCCATCTATTGAGATGTTCCTGCCGCCATAGTAATATCTACCAGCATCGTTAATAGCCATTATCACCCTGTGCGTTCCGTCAGAAACTGCTATACCCTCGACATCGGATTTCGTCCTTTTAGACATAATCCACTCGTCTTCCGTATATAGCGTATAGTCCTTACAGAGTATAAGGGCGTTGGCATTATCCAACTTGTCGTAATCGACAACGACCTCTCCGACTACAGTAATCGTTTTCGTTACCCTGTGCATCATGTTGTTAAGACGAGCCCTTACCGTAATGATAGCCACCTCGTCAACGATTATTCCCGACACTGATAAATTGAACTTGACATCGGAAACCTTTGTCGCTACAACCGCTGGATTGTTGGAGGCTACAGATACCTCGGCAATGGAAACACCCTCAGGACTGTATTTTATGCTGTATTCCGCAGAACCACTGCCGTTTGTTGCCTTAAAGCTTTCACCACCGACAATTTCCATGTTCCCAATGGGTGTTGGGTGCATTCCTTCAGAGATTTCCGCAAGAGGACGCATAAAATATTCGCTGTCCTTATATCCCATTGTCAGTTCGACATTTGCACCGAAATGCGCAGTCCATGACCTGTAAGCATTATATTGCGTCGTCGTAAAATAGTCGTATGCGTTGGAATTATAGAACAGTTCGTCTGCCCCTATGGTGTTCAAGAGCTGGTTTATATACGACCTCTTACCGCCTATGACGTTCCACTCACCGAGGGCTGCACAATATCCAGTCTTTCCACTTGGAAAATCGTTTCTTCCTGCCAGTTTTGCAGCAAAAGAGTCGGGCAATGCTTTTGCGATAACATCAGTGTTCATCTTTCCTGCGAAGTCTTGCTGTGCCACAAGAGCATCATCAGATGTAACGACACCCTCTATCAACGTGCCGCTTGCTCCCCATACGCCAAAGCCAGACAAGTTCTTCTTAGAAAGGATGAAGCGATGAGTTTTATCTGAAACAGCGACACCATCAGCATCGTTATTCTCAAGGCCGGAGTTTAGCCACTCATCCTCGGTGTAATAGTTGCCGTTACGGTCAACTATGAGAGCGCCATAGTAATCAAGGCGGTTGACAGAAGCATTTATCTTCACAGTGGTCGCACCTGTAATCATCATGCCTTTGTACTCTACGGTAACGGTGATGTCCTCATTCATACCTTCTGTAACGTTTGTTGCAGACACCTCAAATAATTTATTGCTTTTTATGGCTGCCTTTACATTATCGTGAGTGGTCTTTACATCCTTAATAACACCGCCATCGTCGGCCGGTCTTACATGAACGCTAAACGTGGCACTTCCGCTACCGTCAATAACATCTATGTCTTCCGTTGATATGTATAACGACGGACGCAGCACCGACAACACCTTCTCTTTCGTGAATGTAGAACCGTCCTCCAATGTAGTCTCCACCATTATTGTGGCCGTCGTCTCACTCTCGGGCAATTCGTTTGCCGTGAGAGTAAAGCCACCTGTACTTACATTCGACACCGATAAGGATAACGCTCTTTCGACTACGGATACGCCCACGGACTTCGCTTTGATATCAGCATACGCTGGTAAAAACGACAGTGTGTAAGGATGAGGCTCCTTGTCTGCAATGCTGTCAGCACCGCTTATCGTTACGTCTTTAACCTTGACTGATGCGTCACCATTATGCTCGTCGCCAAAGGGTGTATCGATGACACTTTTGTCTATTCCATACACAAACCAAACCATTCGATGCCTTAGCTTTTTCACAATATTGCCATTATCATCAATAAGGTCGGCAATAAACTTGAATGTATGGTGTTGTCCAAACTCGCTCTTGACAAATGCTATGGTTGCATCTTCCGTTATGCGAGTATCGTCATAATACGTTCTTAGTTTTGCCGTATATTTTTTTTGACTTATTATGTCAAAGCCTTTTCGTTTGGTTACAGTATAGTCAACAGACTTATACACGGAGTAATTTAATCTGTAACTATCTCCCTTCATGTAATTCGCTCCCTCTAAGTCTGGCTGTGCGTATGTAGGCTTATGACCAATCGCATACAATTCGTTGCGATTGCCGCCTAACTCTCCGCCATCTGCTAATATAGGACAAGGGTTGCTGGTGTATGTTCTTTCAAGTCTTAATGTTAAGAGCATTTCTCTGCCAACTGACACATGAGTACGAATTTCTTCTACGCCATAATCAGCAATAGTCTTGTTGCTCGTAAATAATGGAGACCTCCATCTGCGTGTTTCGATAATTTCCCCATACTGATTTCGTATAGGAATAACGATTTCCACCTTGTGCCAATCTTCATCACCTTCATATATCACCTTTTTACTATTGTCATTCCACTCTATTCCGTCGTAATATGCACTGCCCTCATTACGGATGATGCTTTTTCTTTCACCTGTATCGCTGTCCGTGTATGTGTACTTGTATTGTCCGACGTAGGAAAGTATTATCCTTAGAGCAGGGTCGTTTGTTGCGTCATTGTCAGCAGTAATCGCATAATACTCATTATTGAGTATGCTTAGCCTTCTATCTGTCAACTCTTCCCATTCGCCATTCTCCGTCTTTTTACAATAGATTTTGGAGGTGTCGTAAGCACCAGCATCAACCTCCAAATACCCCGACAGCATAAGCTCCACCTCATAATCGTCGTTGATATTATCCAAGCTATCATCAACTTTTGGCAGTTTGACAAATTCTACCGTACACATGCCGCTCTTGTCCCTTTGGATAGTGGAAACAGCAAAGTATGCGTTATACTTTGAAAGGTACACAGGCATGGACTCGTCAAAATCCCTCAAATCAAACTCGTTCAAAAACACTTTCTCTTTTACCAGACGATAGTCATTCAGTATTGACTGGTAATATCCAAAGAATTTAGACATCATCTTCTTATCATCAAATGGCGAAAACACGTTCATCCTTTTGTGGTATGTGGTGATGTCTGACAACCCAGGGCGAGCAACATTGGCATTCTCAATATTTGGATCAAGAGTTCGGTACACCATAACCCCATATATTGGATTGACATCCTCTACAAGAGTCTTGTCACCTTCCCATACCTTACAGGTGTCCCCCGTCTTTACAAGAGGAAAACGCATGTTCTTAGTGTAGGCAGGGTAAAAACACGATGTAAATATGGTAGTACTCGCATCGAGGTTATCATCGTCAATAGTAAGGCTACCATACCCATTTCCATACACATCCAGCTCTTCCGCCAGCTCTTCCTTGGTGGAGTCAACTATGCTTTTAGCCATCTCGAAGTAATTGGTTCTCGCAAAATTCGTGTTGTGGAACTTAATGGAACTTGGCATCTGTCCATTGCCGGCAACAAGTTTGTTTGACCAGTCCATCACATGGCCGTCATTTATCCTGTCACGCAGCATATTATAGTACGCTGCAGAAATAGTCTCTCCATCGTGTTCTACTCTCGGTATTGCGCCATTCATGTAAAACACAGATTTCATAAAGTCAAAGCACGAAATGTCGGGGAGGCATTCCGTTATCTGAAGATTGACAGGCAAGGACGAAACCTCGACTTGTGGAGCTAACTCTGAAACGTAAAGGCCGCTTATGTATATGTCGCCTTCTTCTATGTTGAGAATCTTTTCCGTAGTTTCCGTTTTTCCCTCTTCTGCAGGTATTGTAACATCTATCATGTGGTCGTCCGGGATGTATGGCAATAACATATATGCCTGCAACGTTTCGTCATCATCTGCATCAATGCTTATTTTCCTTGCGTCATATGTCTTACCGAAATCAAAGTGACACACATACGAGTTGGAAGAGACTTCAAATATTGGAATATCCAAAGACTGAAAGCCCGAGTATGAAGCGATGTCTTTTTTCGTCACTATATCAAGTTCCTCATCATCGGACGATTTCTTCGCAAGACATATCCACATATAGCCACTTATGTCAATTCGTCCCTCATCAACGGCTTCCTTTGCGATGTGTAGCTCACAACTTCCTTTAAGTGTGAACGCACATTTCGTATAAAAACCGACAACGCCAAGCTTATAACCATTATCCTTGTATCTATACGACAAGACATTAAAATGCAAAGAGTCCTCCGTGCATGTAAATTCCGAACGCATTTCCTTTAGTCTACCACTGTCCGTGCTCAATTCAAGTCCGATGTATTCCTCTCCCTCATAGGTTCTCGTTCCCCATGTCGCCTTTGCTCCAAACTCGTCTATTTTCCTTCTTATCTCTGCACGTTCCCCTTTCACGCAAGTATAATACGACAAACCAGTATCATGAAGATAACCGAATACAGGCTTTACATATTGATTGCCACGGAACTCTTCGAATGTAGCTATTGCTACTGCTATAACTTTTGGTTTCTCGTATTCAGCCTGTAGTTGTTCGCTATTCTGTTGCATAAGGCTGGTATAAGTACCTTCAATAATTCCGTAATGGAATAGCGACCATACGCCACCGCTTAAGGTAAACCTTGCAACCTGCCATTTTTGCATAAACTTAAGCGTCTTTGCCTTGTATGTGAAATTGCCTATGCCATTGATGCCCCTTACCGCAAACTTGGAGCCGTTGATGGTGCTGTTCACCAAAGGTATAACACCATTGGAAACGTAATCGTCATAGACGCGCTTCTTATAGTAGCTTGCATTGTTCAGGTAACTGTTAGGCTTCTTACCCATCCCTTGCGAGATGTATTTGCCGATATTGAACATTACGCCATATTTCTCGTTTATCATCTGAATAATCTTGTAAATAGGCACACATGGCTTGGGAGGAGTTCCTGACTCATGAGGCACTCCTGCATCATAATCGGGATAAACCACGCTATCCATGTTTGATGTAGCATCGTCTGTCCCTCCGTACACTTCATCTTTTCCCCATGTGATACGCCCCAAAGATTGGAGTTCCGTGAGTTTGCCATTATCGCTTTTTAACTTCTCAAATGCCTTCAACACACGCCATGTCATTACACAAGAATATGCAGAATTAATTTCACTGACATAAAGATTGGCATTTGGGCAAAGACAAACACCATTGATATAGAACTCTGCTTGAATTGACTTCTTTGCAATAAGGGAGTCCCTGCGTATATCGTCAACAACATCCAACACTCTTCGGTTGTTTGCCGTCATAGGTAACTTGAACGTATATGAATAGGAACACGTCAGCTTTGATATGTCTGAGAACAAGTTGCTGACCCACTTCAATGTGATACCGGAGGGTGTGGGTAGGTCGAGATTGTACTTCTCTCCATCTTTGATTATGTAAAGTTCTTCTTTTATCATAACTATAGTGTTTGGCTTGAATTATCTGTTTTCTCGATAGTAATTTCATAATCGGACAGCATTGTCTTCGGATCTGTAGAGTAACTTCCGCTACTTACACTTATTGGGAGCCACAATTCCGTGCCGCCTTTGTTCTTGCCGAGATACAAATCAACTATTGGTGCACTGACGATTGTCTTGACATATTCCAGGATATCCTTTGGAAGATTGACCGCACAACACTTGATGGTCTCTTCGCTTGTTATCTCTGCGGCTCGCTCCATACCTCCGAAATACATACCTCCGAATTCGCGCTCAACTTGAAGCGTATCTGATGAAGGCTTGGTCTTTACCGTAGCCTTTCCCTCACGGAACAAGTAGAATTGCAAAAAGCCGAAACGGTCTATCCAGCGTATGTATAAACCATCCTTATCATTGCAAATTCGCATATTCACTGTTTCATTTACAATCTTTGCCATGTCAGGAAAGGCAAAGTTGAAATTCATATCGAATATTCCGCTCGTCACTTTCTCAAGGCAAATATTATATTGGGCAGTCCTTATCGCATCAGGGAAAGAGATTGCAGGGTTGAGGTCAAAAATGCCGTCAGTTTTGGCGTTACCTATCAACGATGTTTCGAGCTCTTTTGTGTCATTGTTCCAGCGAACAATCTCTTCATTATAGGCAAATTCGGTATCTGTTCGTATGGTGCCATCTACTTTTACATAATCCCAGCGTCCACCACTATTTGAAGCCCATGAATCATAAGCTATTGTGCTAAGACTATCCTCTAAGGCATAAATTACACCGTGCTCTTTGTTGAGGACAATGAAGGGGTCTGTTAGTACTCTTGAATAGGCAGGGAATGTCGGTAGTTTACCGGTCACAACCTTGTCTATTTTGTATCGGAATATCTGAACATTAGCATCCGCTTCGTTACCGTCAAATTCGGCAGAGGTAAGTTCTCCGCTTTCGGCACGAAACATGGAAACGTAGAAAGGAAAGTTCCTAAACCATACGACATTGCGGATATGGCTAAGGTCTTTACCGTTCCATTTGAACGCTCCATATTTGCCAAATTGCTCGCCAATCTTCACGCTTCCCCAAACAGCGTTTAGTGTAAGGTCATTTGCAAGCATCTTTACATTACTGTCCGTCAGCGATATATAGACAGTGGCAGACCTTACTTTCTCCGGCTTACCAATAAGCAACTGCAGGGTCTTGGAGATATACACCGACGCTTTGCCATGGAACAATGAGGCGTTTAGGGTGTAACTACCACTGTCCGATTGTAACGAAACAGTAAGCACGTTGTTTGCCGATTCGTCATTAAGGTCTATTTCGATGTAATTGGGATTATACGCAAAACACCAAAGGTCTGGATATTTTACTGTACCAGACCTCTCTACTCCATTTACCGTATATGATATTCTTTCTGTTCGCATTGCTTTATGTATTTTCGTTGTCTTGATGTATCTTGTCTATTTCCATATCAAAAACGCCAGCGGACTCTGTTGCTATCTTTTCAAGCTCATCCTTGAGGACCGTATCGAAGATATCGTTATAACCTTTATCACGATAGAGCTTTGTTCCATTCTTCATTATCGAGTAGGCGATAGCACCACTTAGACGAGTCAGCCCCTGCTCGGGTGTGCCGTTCTTTGGTATGAGGTTTTGATAAGATATACCCTTGGCAACAATCCAGTCACGAATGATGCTCGTGAAGTTTCTCGGAACATTACCCGGTCCTCGACCTCTTTCCATTGTAAGGAAACTGCTTGCACCTTCAAGATAACCACCATCGGCGCTTACATTGACCTCCAAAGAAGCAACTGACTTTCCACTTGCCATACGTCCCTGTTGCGACATATGCTGTATAATACCCGTCTTGACAGCTTCAAGGTGTTGCTTGATGATGTCTTGAATACTCGCTGCTGCCATAGGTTATTCTCCTTCACTCTCGTCCTCAGAACGATGTTCATCAGTACAAATGATAACACCTTCCTCCTCGATGAGAGGTGGCGTGATAACGATGCCGGTCACGTTTTGGTCGAAGTAGTCATACAGCACACGGTAAGACAGCCTACCCTCTATCTGCTCGAACAGACCACTCTCATTAAGGCTCTTAACAAAGCGGATGCACAAGCGCTTCATTTGCTCGATGATGTTGTCATTCTCCTCTCCCTCAAAGTCGAACTCCGTTGAGGCTACAAAAGCAATCTGACTCTGCGGATAGTCGCGTACCTGCGAGTAATCAAAATCAAGGTCTCCCGATGGAGGAAGAACATAGATGATTGTAGGCCCATCGATGTGGTCTATCTCATCGTTGGCTTGTGACCAGTTCTTGAACATATAGGCGACACCTACCAGGCTTTCAACGATGGAACGTATCTTCTGCTCGACGGTTCCGTATCTGGCTGTACCCTTTAATTCTGTATTTCCCATATCAACGCTTCCTAACTTTGTTATTGTTCATATACTGCTTATGAAGCCTTCTCTCAAACTCGGATTGCATATTGTCGTTCTTCATACACTGATAGATACGAACCCAAGCAACATCGCGCACATCATTCTGATTGGTGATGCCCATTCGTCTTGCATACCAGTCAAGGACACCGAAGCTGCCAAAGTCCAAATCACGAACGCCGGCAGCTTCTTCCTCTTTGGAATATGTCTGCTTGATGTCTCCGAACAGCTTGTTTATTCTCTCCAGTTCTTCTTTGACGAACGAGAGGAAGCCAAACACATCGTTTACATCAGCGTCCATCAGGTCCACTGAGCTGATGCCAAGGAGGATGCGCACACATTCGCTTATCGGATCTTCTGCAGCAGTTGCGCTACGCAGGTCGTCAAGCGTACCATACGACAAAGCATTGAGGTTTTTAGGAACCTCAACGCCACAAAGAAAAGAAGGGCGAGGTTGCGCATTTAGTCTTTCAAGTAAATCCTTCTGCACCTTTTCGGCACAGCATGGAAGCATTACAAGAAAGTCCTTATAGGAGCACTCGTCACCATTATGCTTTTTGTATCGTGATTTGTTCTTCTTCATATCGGACAAACTTAGCTATTATTAGCGATAATTATCTTATTTGCATTTAGGTTTTACTGAACGATACCGTTCATTCGTTTTGCCGTGCAGCAATCTTAGCTTCACGCTCTGCCTCCTGCTGCTCTATGAAATCCGAATGGAAATGAAAAGCCTTCTTGGGATTAAGTGTAAGCCCCAAATATGCCACAAGTTTCTCCAGTTGGTCATATTTCAGACCTCGTGAGCCGTTGAGGTACGATGACAGACTTGTGCTTACAATTCCACATTCTGTAGCCACTTGGCAGACTCGGATGTTCTTGGCTCCAATCGCCATCTTAATTTTCTCTCTGAACATATATTATTCGTTTATTTGTTAATTACATATTTAAGCCAAGCAAAATGCTTGCGCTTTTTCGGATATTCCAAATCTTCCTGGTATTTGTACGCCTCTCGCTCAAAGCAAATGCTTCGGTAGGCTGTATGAGTATCGAAATCACACAAAGGCAAGCGTATCAGATACTCAATGATGTACCAAATGTAAAAGAATACGCCAAGGAGTTCGATGCATTGCTTTGAGTGAATGCGCTCGTGGTTCAAGTCCACATAGCTGATGCCCTTCTTTAAGTCGTTCCGCACAAACAGAACGCCAAAGAAGAACAGGGCCTTGAAGCCCTTAATTGGTATAATGCTGTTCTTAATGACTATCATAATCATTCCTCCTTTTCTTTACTTTCAAGAGTGAGACCGAGATACATGCACAGTTTCTCAAGGTCATCATACGGAAGCGTGCGACGACCATTCAGAAACGCAGAGAAATTCTGCTCCTTGAAATTGAGGTCGACACAAACTGCTCTGTTCTTAACACCAAGTTCCTTCATGCGAAGGAAGATTTTTTCTCTTATTGTCATAATTTCTTTTTACTGTTCATTTCTTACTTTTACTTTTACTTGTGCGCCTGCAGAAGACTTGCTTCGTCTAAATATCATTGCCATCATTAGCATGTCGGAATAGTCAGGGGATTTGCCTCCAAGTAATGTTTTCCATTCATCCTTCTTGATGACATCCTTACGCCCGACATCGTTGTCAATATGAGCTTGTTTTAACGCTCCGAGTTCATCTATGATTCGGTCTCGTTGCTCGTCGGTACAGATGATGCGTAATCGCCGGTTGTTGATGAGTTCAGCCAACTTGAAGTAACACTCCGCACGTAAATTCTGATACCGTGGGTCAAGGGGTTTCCAGCCACCATGAAATTCTTTGATACCTTCAAGATAGGACTCCAGGAATGAGCCTACTCCGTCGGCATCCACCACCGTCAGTGACCGAGGTATTTTGTCGCGGATAAGCAATTTCTTCATGTCCTCTTGCACCTCCTTACTCGGAGAGTATTGCTTGTCGATAGCAATCGTACATACATTGCCAACCCACGAGCCAGCCACAAACCTGTCACGGCCTTTAGTTGCAATATCAGCGGAACAGCTACGACCTCCAACTGGTTGTACATGCTCATTGTGGAACATGTCTATCAGAGCATCATAATCTATCAGTGATGCAGGATCGTCGTCATACTCGAAGTTTCCGTAGTACAGACGCTGCACAGTGATTTTATCTGAACGCAAGAGGTTGTCAATGTAATCTTGTGTCACATACGGATTGTCCTTTGGAAGAGCCTTGACGAAACGCCGATAGGGTGCCATTGTCCCATCCTTTTCAGGCTTGACGAACAGCGTGTAGTTCCAACCTCTGGATGGGTTACAGCTATACATAGCCTTGGGTATCGTCTTCCATTTCGTCCCGTCAGGGTTTAATCCTTCAAGCAAAGAGAAACGACCGCGAAGCACATTGATAGCTTTTTCTGCTACCTGTTGGCTTTCATCCACGAAAAGGTCGGTTATAGCATACGAACCAAAGCGGTCAAAGTTTGGGTCTCTTGGCTTCTTTTGCAGCGAACGGAAGAATATCATTGAGCCATTAGAGAAGTATGCACTATTCGTCATGCCTCCTTTGAAATAAATTTGTTCACTTAAACCAAGAAACTCAACAACCTCAAAGAACGTCTTCATCGTGGTATCAAGAAGCTGAACGAGCTGCTCACGGCATATCATCCCCACTGATTTCGGGTATTTCAAGCGGTTCGTTATCTGCCAGAAGCAGCCGAGCCAGGTTTTACCACCACGAGCTCCACCTCCATAAAGCAGCTCCGTTACGCCATTACCCATATCTGTAAGAATGTCATAAGCCGCAAATTGCTTGTCATTCAGTTTCACATCTATCTCCACAACGTTCGTCCCTCATTATGTTAATGATTGGCATTGAGGTTTTGATAGCCTCTCCGTCACTGGTCATATCCACTTTGTCTCCAAGGCCGAGTGCCCTCATTGTAAGCGTAGCATTGAAGTCACCAACACTGGCTCCATCATACTGCTGCATTTCAATGATACTCTTCGCACGCGTCATGGCGGTAAAAAAAGCTTCTTCCTCTTCTGTTCGCTCACTGTCTCTTTCTTCAAGATTTTTCAGTCGCATTTCGAACCACTTACGACTCACACCGAGGTAGGCACACAAACCATACATGGAGAGAGGACGGCGCTTCGACTCCGATTCGATGCGTGTTTCAGCAGGTTTTTTGTCGCCATTGGCATCCACTGCACCTTCTCGTCGAGACGCTTTCTTGGAAAGGATGGGGTTTTCCTCGCTCCACGCGACATAGTCGAGGAACTTCTCTTGAAACTCCTCGGCTGTTTTAATTGCCGTAGGCCGCCCTAATGCGCCTAATGCAAGCTTGTAATATTGATTTCCTCGTTCTGCTGCCATGATTATTTCTCCTTTATTGCTATGAGTGCCACAAAATTGAGATATCGCCAGAATGTGTCAACCTTACGGAAGCCGCTGATGTTAAGCAATTGCTCGTTCATGTTGATAGTGAGCGGCACAAGGGAGCCTTCAAGACTTCTGCGCTTCGTCTTTATCTGTTCCTCTGTGTACTGGTTCTCTTTCTTAATGTCGTAATACTCTTTTATGAGCACATTGTCGATATCATCGCTGTTGCCCATCACCTTCTCAACAAGAATTAGAGCGCCTCCAGGTTCAAGAGACTCGTAAATGTTCTTGAAGATGAACTGTCGATACTCTATCGGAGTGAACTGAATTGTAAGACAGGAGAGGATAAGAGAACAGCCTTTTACCGGCAATTTTTCTCTTAGGTCGCTGTACTTGACATTGACATATCCATCCTGTATCTCCTTAGAGTATTTCTCTCGACATTTGACTATCATCGGCTCACTCACGTCCGTAAGGACAAAGTTACACTTGGCACCAAAGTTTTTTATAAGCAGCTCTGATGATAAGCCTGTTGAGCAACCGATGTCGAGAATGTTTGTTCCCTCCTTCACATAGTTGCGAGCCATACGATAGACAAGTTCCCTCATGCTGTCATAGCCCGGTATTGAACGAGACAGCATGTCAGGGAACACATCAGTCACTTCTTTATTGAATTCCCATTGTTTCGTGGGAACATAATGGTCTTTGCTCTTGTCTGATTTTTTATTATTCGTCATAGTCTGGAAATAAGCTGTACTGAACTGGACTTTTGCCCGTGTCCTTGGCTATATCCGGAAACCGCTGAATGAACCTGTCATACGGCTCCGCAGGAATACCATAGCGGGCATACATAGCCCTCGTACGCGGATTGCTCTCCACTGCGAAGAATTGTTTTCCATCGTTTCCGTACTTTGGGAACACAAAACGCTTGAGGATGCTTTCCTTGATTGAGGGCGGATCAAGATTGAGGTCGTTAAAATACGCCTCTTCGGGTCGCAAGTCCGTCTTACGCAAGATGTTCTCCATTGTCTGGGAACCCTGGTAAGACGGACGGGCAGTGATTATGACCACACGATTGTCCTTGATGACCTCAATGAGGTCTTTTCTGTACTCCTCCGCTTTCAGTCGAGCAGAGAAAGGTCGTATCATGCGGGTCTGGCGCTGGTTGGCGACCAAAGTGTAGTTCAAATCTAATAAAATGATTTTTTCTTTCATTATTGCAAAATTGTTTATTTTAACCTATACAAAGATAAGAAAAATTTATCAAATATGCAAGTAATTGACATTTATTCTATTGTTACTCCGAGGCGTTTTCCAAAGGCATCTTTTGCCTCCTTTACAAGCCCAGCATGTGAGCCGTCGGGGTAAGGCAGATTGAACTCGAACTCAATGGCCTTCTTCAGACGCTCCATGTACTCGGGGTTGTTCACATCAAGTCTTGTGCCGCGGCACTCCATATACACGAAGTTGTCTATCTGGTCAAGGCGGTATATGTCACCATACACCGGGCTAAAGATATCGAAGATTTCGCTGTTGGTGTGGTATTTCTGCACCTTTGGTAATGCAGAGAAGTCGCCAAGCACCACGTTTGGTTCATAATCGACATTAAATGTCAGCTGTTTGGATGCGTTCTTGCATTTGTCCTCACGCTTGATGCCGATGTTGTTGCCACAGTTCACACCCTGCGTCCAACATACACATATCGTTTCTGGGGAGGACAGGGCGGAACAAATCGTAGCGATTGCCATTCGGTCTGCCATAAACGGCACGGAGTTGAACACAGAAGAAATGAAGATTGTACTGAACTTTCTTCCGTCGGCTATCTCCGCAAGGAACTTGCGGTCAATCTTCAGACTTTCCTGTTTGCTGATGACTTCGCCTGTCGCGAGGAAATACGGTTCAAAGGCAGAGCACATGATACCACTTTCACGGAGAATACGGGTATTGTTGAGTTTTCCAGCACCGAAGTCAACGATGCTTGTACCAAAACGAGCAGTCCACTCGTCTTTCTTTTTGCCGTCAAGTATCATTGTGTCCTCGCATTTCAAACGTGGCCACAGCCCCTTGAAGAATCCACAACCAAGACCACCTCCTCGTGTATTGCGGCTACGCATAAACGAATTGTGTCGAAGAGTGTCTGCATAACGGTTCTGAATGTCAAAGTCCATTGTAAGATAATTCAACATGAGATTGGCAAATAAAGCCTGCTTGTTGGATATGCGACATACGGGAATAGGACGAATTTTTCTTTCCGCATAGTAGCTAACACGCCCTATACCGTTTACAACGTTATCATCTTCATCAATGACCGTTGGCAACTCTATCTTTTTACGACACAACGAACCATACATTGTAGTCGCATACTGATTTATCTTTTTACTGTTTTTCTTCAGCAGTTCAAAACTGTCCTCGTTTTTTGTGTTCATACACGGATAGAACTCCGGCGTGTCCGGAGTAAGGTCCGGCAAATCCTTTGCAATGGAGTCAATGTCAAACTTGCTCACATATTCCGTTACGGTCTTGCAAGTGTCGGAACGCTTCAAGTCATTGGTCGCTCTGTTGAAAACGATGTTGAGGCTTTTACGTTCGTCGAGTGTCATTCTCGGTATAATCAAGACGGGCACTCGCTTTACCCCTATTCGCGCAGCAACAAAGCTACGCTGGTGACCAGAGATAATCTCGCCACCTTGGTCTACGACAATGGGGGAAAGAAAACCGAGCTTTCGCAAGGAAAGCTCCAGTAAGTCAAGTCGCTTAGGGTCTGACTTTCGGGGATTATAAGTTGATGCATGGATTTTATCCAGCGCTACCATCTGTATCATAAATATGCTAAAAATCTTTTTTTAAGTTCGTCACCTATTTCTTTTTCAGAGAAGAACCCTTTTTCCACAAGGTCCTGCTCAAGCCATGTGTATTCTTCTGCTGATATTTTGAAACGGACACCGGCGATGGCGATTGTGCTTGCCAGTTTCTCTGTGCCAACTTTGGAGTTAGAGTCCATTTCTTCAGCCTTGCTGCGGTCTACACTCTCGGTAATATCCTCGTCATTTTTCAAGAATTCCGCAATGTCACCCTCCTCAAAACCAAGGTCAAGGGCGTTGAACTCCCCGTCTATATCCTTCAGCACATCGGCGAGCTTTTTGGTGTCCCATTTGCCCTTTACCTTGTTGAGCATGATGTTGAGCGCTTTTTCTTTTGCCTCGTCCTCGATATGAACGATAGAGGCGTCAATCTCTTCAACGCCGAGGTCGCGAAGCACGTTCAGTCGCTGATGCCCAGAAATGAGACGGTTATTAACCTCATTCACCACCATCGGCTCCACACACCCGAACTGCTCCAGGCTATTTTTGAGGTTTGAATATTTTTTACCCTCCTTCTTCATCATTTTGCGAGGATTGTAGAAGGCTTCCTCTATCTCGCTAATCTTCAGTTTCCGAAAGGTCATCGGCTGATGCGTGTTGTTTCCAGTCTTTTCCATAGAACAATCTTAGTTTTATTTCGTTTTCCACTTTCTCCTTTACAAAGCCATTGCGGTAGCGGATCTGCGCCATGACTTCTTCAACCTGTGATTTCTCCATACTGAAACGGTATTTGCCGACCATTGCGACCACTTCCGTTTCCTCGGGCACCTCGTCATTGTCAGTAAATGGGTTGTCTGCATCATCGCCAAAAAGACTTTCGACCTCCATTTCTTTGGGAAACATTTTCTCGACCTCGGAGTTGGTGAAACCCAATGTTATAGGGTCTATGCCGGCGGCTCTGATTTCAGACATCACATTTGTCAGGGCTTTGTTGTCGAAGTCGCCGTCAATACGACTAAGTGCAAGATTAAGGGCTTTCTCCTTTTTCTCGTCCATATCTACCACGCTGACATCTACTTCAGTCCAACCAAGAGCCTTGAGAACTTTCAGTCGCTGATGTCCGTTTACAAGATTGCCAGTACGCTTATTCATGATAAGCGGAATGACAAGCCCGTAAGTCTGAATACCTCTCTTGATGTCCTGGTATTCCTTGTCTGCCTCCTGCAAATCTTTTCGCGGGTTGTAGTCCGCAGGAACCAGCTCGTCAATTTTCTTTCTTACGAATTCCATTTGTCTATTATTTGTTAGTTATTCTCTTGTATGGCACGATGTCAAGACCGAGGGCAGCCATGAGTTTACCTAAATTTCTTGACGATGCCGTTCTCTTTCCTGTTATGATGCTTGAAATACTACTGCTACATATTCCTGACGCTGCGGATATCTCAGACATCTTTAATCCACTACGTTTAATACGTTCGCGAAAAACCTCATTCATTTTGTCTGGAGGAATATTTGTAAACTCTGTACCTATCGGAGCGACAGAGATATGCAAGTACGTCATCACACTGACCAAATCTCTAAATGAGATAGTTCTGTTTCCGCGTATATATGCATTGAAATTTGAAACCTGAAGCCCCAGGTCGTTGCATATCATTGCTTGGGTTACTCCACGAAGCAACATTTGTTGGTATATTCTCTCTCTTATTGCTGTTTTAGCCATTCTTTTGAATTTAATATTTGCATCTGTTCATTAACACTCTCTTCATGTATAAGGCAGAAAAGTCTCTTAATAAATTGACTCTGTAGCCCATATTGTTTTGCTATTTTTACCCACTTCTCAAGTAACTCATTGTATCTACTTGACTGAAAGGCGGACATTCCTTGTTCTGCCTTATATCTTGCAATTTCATGACAGACATCCATGCGATTGGACAAGATACGAATTAAATCTTCATCAATCAAATTAATTTGGCTACGACTAAACATCAAGTTATAATCAGTAGGAACTTCTCTTCTTATTTTTATAGTTGTCAAAATCTCTCTGAATTGTCTCGGTGTTATTTGCTGTTGAGCATCACTTAACGCCTTATCTGGGTCACAGTGAACCTCTACCATCAGTCCGTCATAACACAAATCCATAGCCTGCTGACACAACGGTGCGACAAGTTCTTTTTTCCCTCCCATATGTGACGGATCGCAAAATATTGGTAAGTCGGGAACACGTCTATGTAATTCAATGGGGATTTTCCATATAGGCGCATTACGATAAATCTTTTCTCCGTAAAGTGAAAAGCCACGATGGATTGCCGCTAATCGCTTTATCCCAGCTCTGTTCAAACGCTCCAAGGCTCCTACCCACAAATCCAAATCAGAATTAACTGGATTTTTCACTAAAACCGGGATGTCACACCCCCGTAGCGCATCAGCTATAGCTTGCACAGCAAATGGATTAGCTGTTGTCCTTGCTCCTATCCAGAGAATATCTATATTATGGCGAAGGGCGGCTTTTACGTGCTCTGGTGTTGCAACTTCTGTAGTCACAAGCATCCCTGTTTTGCGCTTTACCATTTCAAGCCAACATAAAGATTCCTCACCAAATCCTTCAAAATTTCCAGGCTTTGTTCTCGGCTTCCATGCCCCAGCACGAAAAACATCACAACCTACATCCACCAACTGTTTAGCAGTTTCCAGTACTTGCTCTTCGCTTTCGGCAGAACATGGGCCAGCTATGATAATAGGTGTTTTATCCTTATGTCTAAAACAGATATCTTCCAAATTTAAACGATTTGTCATTGTGCTATTTTTTTATTCTTATGTCCATTGCAAAGATAAGTATAAATAATGATTTCTACTACTTTTGATTAGTTTTGCTTAGTATTTTGATAACTTCTTTGTAATTTCGCAGACTTTGCGGTTTCTTTTATCTACCTTTGCAGCATGATAATTACTAAACTTGGGTAATTAACATTTATGTTTTTAGGTTTATACCTATCGGGCATCAATGTTTAGTTGCTTTTAGTGATGTATTTATCTTATTTGCAAATAAGACTACCATCCGTGAGGACAGTAGTCTTTTTAATTTTATTGGGCAGAAGCAAAGATTTTCTTCAACTCTGGAATTGAAGATAGGTTATGTTCCTTCAAAATCGAGATAAACTTGTCTCTTCCCAACATCTTGTAGTATTTGATAAATTCTTTATCTATCAAATCTGCAGGTTCTCCGGGAGGAATTGCTATGTTTTCGTCTCCAACATAATGGAGACTGCTTGGATCTGACAACTCTTGCAAGGTTATGCCTTCTTTGTTTACGACAAGATACTCCCTCGTTTTGCCAGCCACGTTGATGTTGACACCACCGTAATACTTTGCTACGGACAAATGGGAATTACGCCAGTAGCTTTCTTCCATTAATATTGCCATATTACTTTCTGTATTTAATGTTCTTGTTTCCTAATTTTCTAAGATAAGAGATACGATGGGCAACATTACCCTTTGTCCGATTAAGGCGTTTGCCAATTTCGGCGCAGGTCACACCATCGTTATACATCGTTATCATAATAATGGTCTCGTCATCAGTCCATCTTTGCTGTTTGAAAATTCCAGTTTTGCGCAAATGGTAAACGACAGTATTAATTGCGCATCCGATATACTCTGCAATCTCTCTAAGCGTGGAGCCTTCTTTCCTCATGCGAATTATATCCGCCTTATCGCTCTCCGTCAGTTGAATTACAAGAAACTTTTTTCCCATACGCTCAATCAATGGTCTCAAAGGTATAAACATATACAGGAGGGTTCTTTACCCATACGTTCCGCATATTCTTTTCTGTCTGGGACATGAAGAAAGCGAAAGCATCCCGAGCTGTCTTGAAATAGCAACGCCCTCCGGTGTTGCTGTCCTCGATGTAATATTTTGTTTCTCCTTGCAATTCTTCTTTTTTAATACCCTCTGCAAGACATTCTTCCTCCGTTATATCCTGCAAGCGCTGTGTACGCACAGACAGAATACGGATATGATGTGGCATGAGGTGCGGCTTGACGAGAAATTTATCTTTGCGTCCAGCATTGAAATACTCTTTGTTTGCGCCTTCGACTTCCTTGATGAACGCCTTATACTCCTCACCGTCAAGTAAACCCTTTCCTTCATAATATGCTTTTACATCAGCATACGATTGACCAATGGCTACAATTTCTCCCAAGCGGTAGGTGGATAGAGTTTCATAGTCAACAACTTTCCTTCCGTCTTCCAAATGGTAGCGTGCAGAACCCTTTGTTCCAGGAAGAGGCGTGTATCGTACAACTCTGCTGCCAAAGTCCTTAAATTTGATTACACGCCGAAGCTGTGTCTTGGTTCCGGCTATTGCTGCAGCTTCCATTCCGTAATTGTAGTTAAACAATATTTTGTTCAT